CGTCCAGCAGCTCGATCGCGTGGCCGAGAGCTTGGGTGAAGAAGTCGTCCATCCATGGCGCAAAGCCGACGCCCGGCACCCCGTTCACCGTGTAGCCGAGCGCGTAGCCACTGGTGATGACGCCGATCTGGTTGTCGTTGCCGTCGGTGTAGCGGGCGTTGAAGTAGCCAATGTTGTAGCCGAACCAGGCCGAGAACTGCGACTTGAGCGGGTGGTCATCCGGCGTGATCGCGGCGCACTCGGCCATCGTGCGCAGGCTCCAGGCCTGGCCGCGCACCTGGTCATTCTGGACCAGGGCCTTTTCGAACTGACGGTAGGACGGGTTGTCAACGTATGTGTTGAAGGCGCACCACATGTGCATGCCCTCTAGATAGAAGAAGTCGCCTGTCAGCAGATACGGCAAGTAGTTGAAAGCCGGCTGGTGCGGCGAATCCGGAGAGCCCAGCGACACCGTCGTCAGGTTCGGCAGGTGTTCGTTCTTGCCGGTAGCCGGGTTGTTACAGTCGCCGATGTTGCCCAGGATCGAGGCGTATGGAAAGTTAATGACCGAGAGGGCCATGCCCTTGCCGGGCCCGTTGCTGTCGTCACGACGCATCGCCGGCCAGCTGCCGCTGATGTCGCCTGTGGCCAGCATGATCGCCTTGGCGCGCGGGTCCATCGTCAGCAATGCGGCGACGTGAGTGTCCGGCATCAGGCCGATCTCTGGCCGTCCGCCGGTCGTGCCCATGTACGGGTTCATGCGGCCGAACTGCATCGGCTCGAACTTGCCGCTAGCGAGGTCGGTGGCATAGCCGGCCAGCACGCTCTCGGGGATGACGACACTCTGGTCGTAGTTCGGCACCTGCTTTGTTGCGATCAGGTAGGCGGTGTCGTGCTTGATGTGCAGTGCCGGGGCGGTGCCGTACCAGAACGATTTCTTCCAGCGTGTGCATGGCGTGTGGACCAGCCCAGCCTTGCTGTAGACAGTCGCGCCATTGGCCGACAGCGTGACGTCGTAGGTGATGTCAGTGGTCGCGGCGTAGGCCTTGCAGTGCTCGATCACGGCGTCGACGCGCACGGCGCCACTACTGTAGGCGCGCGCCGAGAACTGAGCCGTCAGCGTCGGGTGCTGGGCACCTGCAGCGTCGACGAATGGGACATTGCAAATGAAATCACTGGCAACCGAGCCAGAAAACCATGTCCCGGCAGAAGTTGGCTCAGCCTTATAAGCGACGCCGCTGATCAAAACCTTTGCGGACGGCAGGGACACTGGAAGACCAATGCTCTGCGAGCCAGTGACGGCGGGCGCAACACGCTTCAGCCCCATCAAGACCGATGCACCGCCCGGCAGGCTTGGCAGCACGCCGCTGATGATCGCATGCCGCACCGAGCCATCATCGTGCGTCGCCTTGACGTTCACCTGCAGCGGCAAATCAGCTTTGCCAGCGCTCGCACCGGCCAGCGCGCAATCCGGAGCCAGGTCGCCGCGCTTGAAGGCGTGGCCGAAGGTAAACGGCACATTGACCTGATCCATCGCCGCCGTGCTTTGCAGCGTCACGCTGGTAACGACCTGCCCGACGGCGACTACTGGCGAAGTGAATGCCGGCGCCGCATACGGCGCAAACACCTTGACCGGCGTGCCAACGGGCGCAGTGCCATTAGGATAGACAGGGGCTGGAAGCTCTTGCGGATACGGCATGGGTGCCTCAATCGTGTCGAGGCGTGCCGCACTGATGCTCGCGCAGACCTCAGAATAAAAAAACCGCCCGTGCATTGCTGCGACAGGCGGCGAGGTCTCCCCACCCTAGAGCGGAAATGGAGAGATGGAGACAGGTTGTGGTGGCCGAGATCCCGTGCGCTGGATGACGCCGCGTCGCAAAATCATTCACTGACGCAAAGACAGGATCGCCAGCATCTCGCGCAGCATCCCATGCGACAAATCGACCATCAGCGCAACAAAGCAGGCAGCCACGACTAGCAGGCACACCACGACGAATATGGCGTCGGCGCCACTGGGCTCCTTGCGCATGCCGACCTCGCTGATGTGCTGAATTAGTGGTCGGTTACGCCGACCGGGCGCCGAAGCTCCCATAAGGCAGGGTTTCCAAAAATAATTCCCCAAGGTTGCGGACAGCGGGGCCAAATCCACTGTGCTCCGGGCAAATCAGCTGCAAAACTTGCGTCGTAAACGCAAAAAAGCCCGAACTTTTAAGGGATCGGGCTTTTTGCTTATCAAGGCTGTTTTGTCAGGAGACAGTTTTACAGCCTATCTAAGAAGCCCCTATTTTATTGCAATATGTAAAATGACTGTGAGAACTATTTTGTAAAAGCAATGGTTTACACACTGCAACTCAGACTAATCGACCTCTGCGCACTCGGCCTCCTGAGCATTCCGCAGTTGCAGCGCGAGCACCCAAGAACGGCGGGCGAAGGCCCGTGCGCGGTTGTAGTACGTAGGGCGGCTGATGCCGAGCTTATCTGCTTGGCGCTTGATGTGGTCCGCCTCCTCCACATACATCAGCTTGAAGCACGCGAGCTCGTCGGCGTACTGTGGTTCGGCTGCGAACGCATGAAGGGCTTGGTTGAAGTGCTGCATGAGAGCGCTGTTTCGTGCATTCGGCTCACGCCCCGATTTGCTCGGGTGCATACGGGCCAGCAGGCTTTGTGACCCCGGCTTCATGTAGAAGCGCCGGGTAAAACACCACGACGCCCATTCTTGGCACAAGCCATCAAGTTGACCGTTATCCATACTTCAAACCCCCTCTCGCCTGTCGGTTAGTGACATCCAGCGCGCCCATAGCTTCATGACGGTGATGAATGGGGAATCGGCTTGTGGGGCTTCTTCGAGGATTGCTTGCTCGGGTGCGTTCATGCTGGTCCTCCTTCGTTCGTGACACGCGGCATGACAGACAGATCGATCCACCTCGGATCACCGAAGCCGGGGAGGTGTAGCGTATAGACACGACGGCCATGCGGTTTTACTCCAGGTCCGGCAAGATGCTCACGGAGATCGGTGCGGCTAACGATCACCTTAACGACGTGGTCCGGGTCACGCGCCTCATCTGTCCATGGAAACATAATGAGATCGAGGTCTCGCGTGAAAGAGCCGTGCATGCCAATGGCGTAGCCGTAAGACCAAGCAGTGCATCGGATGATCGAGTAGTAACGTGCGTAATCCGGATCAATGATGCCGTATGCAGGGCCGACCGGCGGCTCGATCATGCTATCTTCAGCCATTCTGACCTCCTTCAGTCGAATTCGAATGGGAAGCAATAGTCGCCCCGGGGCCGCGACCATGCCATGCTTCGATGAAGCCGTTATCAAGCAGCTGGAACGGCGCAGCCAACACCTTCATCAGGACGGACAACGGCAATATCAGAAGCAGCTTCGTGGCGGCCCAAAGAATGAGAAGCCAGTTACCTACAACCATCGGAAGAAATGAGAAGATCATCAGCGCGCGGCGGAACCAAGCCATACGTATGCGGCTAAAAGGTATGCGATACGTCTTCATACCGCCTCCACTTCAACAACATCAATCAAGCCGACCGACTCCAGCGCCGCCGCACCCAGCGTCCAAAACTTGCCGTTCTTGACTAGCCGCCCATCTTCCAGCGCGTCCACGAGGTGCTCTGACGGCAGTTCATCCGCCGGCAAGTCCATCACCATGTGCAGCTCGGACGATGAGACCGTGCCGCGTGTGCGCACGAATGCGATGGCGCGGTCGACAGCCGGCAGACCGGGAGTGATGTCCCGTTCCACCTCGATGCGCATTTCGATCAGATTGTGGTTATCTTTGAAGCTCATGCTCTCCCCCTATGGATTTAGACTCACTGCGTTGCTTCGGGCGGCTGCCCACCTATCTCAATACGAACACTTCCTGGCTTACTTCCGAACTCGCGGCACACGATGACAGGATTGAATTGCACGTCATTTATTCCGATTGCGTCGGCCACGCCATCAATTTGGGCTTTTGCCGCGCTGAGCAAGTTATCGCGGTCCCTGAGACGCTTGTCCGGCTGGACGAACACGATCTTCAGCGACACCTCATGCCCCATCGGAAATGTGACGCCGCGGCTGGCCTGGCGCGTCAGAAGCGTCGCGGCTTCGCGTGCGGACTTGCGCAGGGCGACGGTTGTGGCCCAGTGCTTGCCCTTGCAGCGGTTCGGATTTAGCTCCGGCGCCGGAAACGGTAGGTGGACGACGATCATTCAGACTCCTCTTGTTTTTCACGTGCCGCGAACGGCTCCCATACCTTCACGCCGGCCTGCCGTGCTTTCAAGACCATGTCCGCAGTGCCTTTCCCGCCAGGGAATGCGATCACGCCGTCTGGCTGATACTCGCGGAGCATTTCGGCATTGCGGAGCGGGCCAGCTGCAGGGCCGTACCGCTTCCAGTCCGCCATCACGGTCACATGCAGAACTTCATTCGCCCCAGCCCACTCCCTCGCCAGGCGATCGGCACCAGCCGCGCCACCCTCGATCAGCAGCGTGATCGGGCGCTTCGCATGTGCCACGGTTAAAGCGTGGCGTACAGCGGATATGTTTTCGAAGTCGCGGCCGCCGCAAACGATGATCTTCATGGCGCGCCTCATCCCATCAGCTTGTGCTGTCGGATCCCGGTGATGCCTTGCGGCAGATCTTCCGGCTCGCTCGACTTGATGAAGCCGCTATCCTTCCCGCCAGTCGCGCGAATGAAGTCGACTTCGGCCTTCGCCGTGTTCACCATGACTTGCGAGAGGTCGCCGATCACCTTGGCTTTATCGGTGTCCACTGTTCCAGCCTTGACGCCCTGGATGGTGTCAAACAGCAGCTCACGCAGATCTTGGATCGTTCGATTCCGTGCCATTTTGTTTGCTCCTCTTGTTGATTTGTCGGGTCAATACCGCGCGCAGTTGGATGACTTCGTTTAACTCGGGCGGCAGGTTGTGGCGGGTGTTGCGCTTCATGTTCTCGGCCAGGCTGATGCACTCGACCCGGTCGACAGTGATTTCCTCGAGCACGCTGGTACGCATGCCGGGCTTGAATACGACGATGTGCTTTGGTGGCACAGGCCCGTTCGCCTCGACCCATACAAGTTCGTGTACACCGCGCCACCGCTTGCTGTTGCTGCCTCTGTCGTTGCTGGTCTTGCGCTGCAGCGTTCCGTCCTTCGTCACGCGCAGGCTGCCGAGTGGCTCGGTCGTGTGCGGCATGTTCCCTGGCTTAAACTGTGTGGCGCGGCATTCAGGCTGAACGCCGACAATTCCCTTCGTGCCCTTGTTCCATGCGGCTTCGCCCTTTCGAAACTGGTGTGCGCGCGCCGGATGGTCGGGCTGGCTGATGCGGCGCGCCGATTCCTCTTTGATAACGGCGGGCGATTTGACCAATCCAAGTTCGCGCGCCTTCTGATACGTCGACCGAATCGAGCGACCCACCAAAAAGGCGACGTTCTCTGTGTTGTAGTTCGGGTAAAGCCGCGTAAGCTCTTCGACTTGCTCGGGGTCCCAGTAGGCGCGCTTCATGCCGCCTCCCCTACCCGATGCGCACACCCTGAGCAATGCGGATCGCTGCTGTGCTGCTGGCTGTACTGGCAGCCGGTCGTCATCACATATGGGGCCTCAACGTAGCGCGGGACTTTGACCGGCACGTTCTGCTGGTTGCGAAACTGGTGGTAGCCGTCCTGCACGATCAAGGGTGCGTCAGCTACAGGACGCGGCTTGTTGAAGCATCCGTAGGGGCTCATATCCGCTCCTACAGTCCAAGCGCAGAAAACACGTTCTGCGGCTTGTTGCGCGTACGGCGACGGGCTGCAGCCAGGCAGCGAAGCTTCAGTACGCGCTCGTGCTTGTCCGCATTCGCTTTCAACTCCTGGAACCGCTCGGATGCAGTGAGGTGCGGTCGAGGCGCATCCCGCTTGTCGCCAGCCGCGTAGACCTTCGTCAGAGGCCCTCGGCCCTCATGCCTGCGCCATACGTGCAAATGGATCCGCCGTGGCGCCTCGGCCATCAGGATCGCCAGGTACTTGCGCACATACGCTGGGGAGCATCGGCAGGACTCCGCAAGCTCGTCGGCAGACTGCGGCCGGGCCAGGGCGTCGGCCAGCACCTTGCAGTTAATCTCGGTCATATCCACTTTCGGCTTCGATATCGAGCGCAGCGGCTCGAATGGCGCGTCAGGTGCGTCGCCCAGGCCGAACAGCCTGAATGCGCGTCCGCCAGTCCGCTCCCATCCGCAAACGTGGATCTTGCGCGGCGCGGCCATCAGGCGATTGAGGAACGTGTGTACGGTCGTATTCGAGACGCTGAGATCATTGGCAATGCCCTCCCTCGTCATGGGCCCGCTCGCCAGCAGCTCGATAATTCGAGCCGTCGTGCGTGCTGAACGCGGGTCGACCCAGTCAGCACTGCGCGGTTTCTTTTGTTGCTTGTCTCCGGCCATTGCGGTCTCCTATCAAAGAAATTTCGACAGCCCGTTGCCTGGCTTACGCCTGTCATCCGGCGCTCTCTGCGTCCACCTGGCGCAGTTCTCGAAGCGGGTGAACTCGCCCAGGTATGTCAGGGCTACGGTGCCGGGCTCTCCTTGGCGAACCTTCGGGAAATTGACCTCGCACAGGCCTTTGTCGAGCGAATCGGGGTTGTACCGCTCGTCCCTGTACGGGAACATGATTACGTCGGCGTCCTGCTCGATCGCACCGGAGTCGCGCAGGTCGGACATCATCGGGCGTTTGTTTGGGCGCTCCTCGACCTTCCGGTTCAGCTGAGATAGCAGGAAGATGCCGATCTCCAGATCCATCGCCAACGACTTCAGGCCTCGTGTGATGCCCTCGATCTGCGTATTGCGGTTGTCGCCCTCGCCTTCCATGAGCTGCAGGTAGTCGATCATCAGAATGTCGAGACCGCGCTTGCGCTTGATGCCCTTGGCCTTCATGCGAACGTCCAGCAGCCTCATACCGCCCTGGTGGTGCAGGTACAACTTGAGTTCGTCGATTCGGATGGTCGCGTGCGTCAGGCTCGCCCAGTCCTGCTCTTCCATCCGCTCCGGCTCCATGATGCGATCCAGGGGAATGCGGCCGATGGATGCCAGATTGCGGTCGTGCAGCTCGGAACGCCTCATCTCCATCGACAGGAACAGGACCGAGTAATCGCGCGCCATGTTGGTTGCGATGTTCATCGCCAGGGCCGTCTTGCCCATCGAAGGACGGCCAGCCAGGACGATCAGGTTGCCGCCCCTCACGCCGCCATTCAGCTTCTTGTCGATGTCGTCGAAGCCGGTGGGCATGGCCTTCGTGCCGCCCTCGTATCGGCTTTCGATCTCGTTGATGTGAGCGACCATGTCGTCGCCGGCGCGCACCGGTTCATCCGACACGCGGGACTCGGCCAGCTTCTCCAAGCGAGAGCCCGCGGAGTCGAGAAGTTGAACCGCGTCAGCCGGCGAATTCGCCGCTTCATCTGCTACCTCACGCCCAAGCAGCATCAGGCCGCGCTTGACCGCCTTGTCCCGCACGATTCCAGCGTAGCGACCGATGCTGGCCGACGAGGGCGTGTTCTGCGCCATCTGGTTCAGGTACTTGCCGGGCTCGTTGATCTTGCCGTCGAGGGCGACCATCAGCGAGATAACGTCGCAGGACCGCCCGGCGCCCAGGTTGCTCATCAACTCGGTGAAGATCACCTGATGGTCGCTCAGGTAGAAGTGCTCGGCGCGCAGGTCGCCGATCCGATCGACCGCGTCGTTGTCGCGCAGAAGAGCGCCTATCACGCTCTGCTCGGCTTCGATGCTGTGCGGCGGGGGTTTGATGTCGCTCATGCTTCCACCTTTACGGCTGCGCTTTTGTCATTCGCCGGTGAAAACCAGCGAGCACGGCGACCGCAGGACCTGAGTAGAAGCGCCCAAACGAAACCGTCCTCGCGCTGAATACTGCACGTACGCCAGCGCCTTCCGCGCTTGCCGTCCACAGGATCTGGAGCTTCAAGATTCTGAGGGGCGCGGCATGCATCGTTGTCCTTGTAGTGCTTACAGTCTGTGCAAAATTTCATGCTGCCTCCGCTACGGTTTGGGCTTGCTTGCCCTGGGTGGTCAGGAAATACTCGCCGTCAGCGTTGATCGCCCACAGCTTGAGGTAGCCTTTCTCGACGTAGTTGCGGAAGGTCTGCGGCCAGTTCGTTTGCAGGTTCGATTCCTTGACGCCGCCGGGGCCAAACTGGCGGCAGAACTCAACCCACGCCAGGGCGACAAAGTCGTCTGGCAGCTTGGCGGTGCGGGTGTAGTTCCACAATGGCTCGTAGTCTCGAATCGGTCGTATGCCCTTGGCTTTGCAGTCATCGAGGAAGGTCTTCAAGGCGATGCCTCGGTCTTTCTTCTTCCGACTTTCGACCACGGAGAGCCCCCCAACGGGGGGTTTGGGGGGTTCTTCTTCTGGTAATGGTTCTTGGTTATTGGTTGGGACCTGATCCGCATCTGATTTCAGATCAGACTTCGCATCTAATCTCACATCTGATTTCAGATCATTCTTAGATCCGTCGTCGGTCTGCTTCGGAGTCCACCGTGCTTTGTTGGCGGATTTCGCGCGTTCAGCCTTCGCCTTGTAGGCCTCGATCTCGCGTTCGCATCGTGCGCTGGTGTGACCCGCATCTGATTTCACAAAGAACTCAGACAGCACATCGGTCACCTCCTGCATGTAATCTCGCATGCCGATCAGGCGCGCAACCTTGGCCGGGTCTACGGGCAGCGGTGCTTCGGAGGTGTAGTACAGGTCGAGCATCCGGCGATAGGCCAGATCTTCCATCAGGCTCAGGTGACGCGTATGGGCGGCGTAGTCGCCTAGATGAAATGGATAAAAATTCATGGTTCGCTCCCTTGCGGCTCGGAGCGCAGGTCGTTAGAAATCGTGTTGGCCTGGCGGGTGATGGCTTCGCGGCGATCGGCAACCTGAGCTTCGTTCAGGCGCTCGCATTCGCGCATAGCGACTGCCTTATTCGTGGCGCAGCCAGCCAGCGTGAAGACTTGCGGCGCACCTGGCGTCGGGTAGCCGACCAGGTAATGGCCGCTCTCGGTCGGGCCTTTGACTTGGTAGGTCAGCACATCAGCCCCTTGGCGCGCAGGATCGCGTGAGTGCGTTCGCGCGCATAAGCAAAGAGAGCCACGAGATCGTCCATCGACATGCCATCGGGGCGCTTGGCGCGACCATCGAGAACATCGTGGCAGGAACTGCAACCGAAAACAGCGTTATGGTCAGGAGCCTTCAGGCCCATACCCTTGCCGTCAGCGAGTTGGTTGGAGTGGCAGAGAACCGTGGTAGCCGGGTCGCCGTTGCAGATGCCGAGGATCTGCAGCTGGCAGTCCTGGTTGCGTGCGGCGCGGCGGATCGGGGTCATCTTCGGGCCGCGCGACTTCAGGCCGGCAGTCTTCTTGGTGACAGGCTCCTTGCCGCCACGCAGGCGCAGGAAGCCGGTACGCTTGAGAGGCGTGGTGCGCTTCATGGGCGCGGTGCGTTTGATCTGCAGGTAAGTCATGGCATGCCCCGCACCAGGCTTGAATGGCATCCGGAGAAGCTGGCTTTGGTACGGTGGCGCATGGTGACTCCTGCGTGGGTGGAAAAGATGGCGCGGCAGGATCGCCGGCGCCATCGGTGCTGATTACGCTGCTGCTGGTTCTGCTATGCGGCCGAAGAAGTGCGCCAGGACGTCCCAAGTTTTTGGGGGGGCCTCTTGCTTATAGTTCGGATCGACCGAGAAGCCGCGGCTTTGATCGCCGCCCATACCGTTCTCTCGCGGAAGAAGCACGGCATGGACATGTCCACTTCCCGAAAGTTCGACCACCACCGTGCGAACCGTCGTGCGCGACAGGCCGGTCTTCTTGGTGATCTGCATGATCGTGATGTTCGGGCTTGCCACAATCGCCTCCAGGACCAGCCTCTGGCTCCGCGAATTGATCTGGTTAGTCATGTCTCGCTCCTGGTTAATCGATCGACCGCATCACGCAGCCTTGCTTTTGCTTCGCCGTGCTTCTTGTTGGCGATGTTTTTTTCTCCCTCGTCGGCGCACATTGCTGACTTTTCAGTCTCGCGCCACACTCGGGCGTAATGGATTACTCGTTCTCTGAGTTCGGCCATTCGGGTCTCCTTCGTCATAACTCTCCTGCCCGTTTGCTATGAGAGGCCCGCTCCACAACGGGCCCCTTTGGTAGGTCGTTCCCGCTATACCGGGAACCTAAATTAGCCACGCCATGAGTACAAAACAGATGCTTCAAACCCGAAGCCGAACCGGTGCGATACCGAAGTTCACTCTCGAGTGCGCGTTAGGTATGGCCATCTTCTGGCCAGCGCTTGCCCATTTCTCTTGGTCGGCGACTCCGGTAGACTGGCGCTGCTTGACCCAAGCAAGCGCAAGATCACGGAGGAGCCTGCTATGCGGCACATCGGCACTACCGCACGCATCGTCCAGCGCCATGAACTCTTCGGCATTGAACAAGGCCTTGACAACGACATTCCTGGGGTTCTTCATTCACTGCTCCTGTCAAGCGGACTACAAGGATGGGTGACTGCTACTGCGGGACTGCTAAAACGGTGAATCGGTGCGGCTAATTTTTTGCAGATGCCTGATGACGCTTTGACCGCCTCGGCTTGTTCGATCGGATGAATGCCCAATCAACCTTGCTGTTCAAGTCTTCGCACCGCTCGCCAGTCAGTTTCTCGATGAGCGGGCAATACTCGGCCGGAACCCCGTTGACCAGCCATTGCTGGACGACCTGGTAGCGAACCTCCATGGCGTCAGAAAAGGCCTTCAACGTTGGGTATTGAGCAATCGCTCTTGACAGAGCTTCGTGAGATGAGGTTTCCATGCAGCCCATTGTACTAGAAAATCTAGCACACACAAGAAATTTATGTGTATCGGCCACATATTCTTGTTGGCATAGTTGCGAGATGAGCATCCATCAACGAATTAAGCAGAGGCGCCTAGAATGCGGCCTCAACAGTCACAAGGCCCTGGCCGAAAAAATCGGCGTGGCCTGGCAGACCGTTCAGCTTTGGGAAAAGGAAGGTGGGACGGCGCCGAACCGCAGCCGGATGGCCAAACTTGCGGAGGCGCTGGGGACAACACCCGAATGGTTGCTGTTCGGGTCCGGTGATGATTCCCCGGCTGCCGTTAGTACCGGGCCGGGAGCGTCAACCCTGCAGTGGGTATCAGAAGATGAGGCAGCGTTACTTAGCGAGTACCGCTCGAAGACCGACAGCGGGAAGAACTCGCTGCTGGTCATGGCTCGCGCTCTTCCGAGTGCGGACCACGTTTCCATCAGCGACCACAAGACTAAGTGAAACGGTACGTTTCGGAGTGGTAGCGGCCCGCGGGAATGCGATCGCCATCGCTTCGATCACCGCGAGCAGCTCGGCCCGCTTGCGCGGCTCGATCGAACGCAGTGCGCTAAGAACCCGATGCTCGGTCGTCTCTTCGTTATGGTTCGTCATCGAGGCACTCTAGTAGTAGTTGGAAGCGGGAGCGACGCCAGGTGGTGCGGTGCTTCTACAGCGTGGGCATATGAATCGACGTTATGCATGGTGATTCCTGTGTACGATTATTCCTACGCAAAATTCATTATTACACGTTGGTAATGGAATCTTTCTCACCAATAATCACCAAACAACAGCCTTCATTTTGAAAGCACTCTACTGTATTTTTCTAGCAACATGAAAAAATTGGGGGATGAACACACCTCCCATCCAGCAGCCAAAGCAACAGAACTACGTCAAGACCGCAATCCGCCTGCCAACTGCGCTACATGAAGCCCTGGTAACAGCTGCGGAACAGAACGGTCACTCACTAAATGCAGAGATGATTTCACGCTTGAACGTATCACCGCTGGACGATATCAAGCGACAGAACGAAGAGCTCAAGATGATGCTACGACAGGTACTTGGACACTTGCGTAGTTAGTGCGCTTGATAGGCTGTACCGGAAACCTAAAAATAAGTCTATTCCAAAAGCAATAACTGTTGTGTGGCTATTGTTTCCATCTGTAACAGGACCATGTTCCTGGTGTCGTTAATACTGTATGTTTAAACAGTAGTGTACATGCTTGAAGGCTATGAATCTACAAGATTTTGTTGCCATAAGAGTCACGCTGGAAACTCAACCTTTTTTGGAATGGAGGACGGATGCACTCAACACCATGCAATGAAATCAGCCAAGTACCGACGATGGCAAACGCGCGGGGTCGATCGGGATTTAGCCATCTTGCCGGCGTCGCGGTACTCGGCGCCGCGATCCTTTCCTCTGGCTGCCGGCCGGGAGATCCCAGCTCAGGCACGGATAAACGAGCGTGCGCCGAAGCCATCCAAAGTGCAATCTCCAAGTCTCGCTCCAGGGATGAGGCGGAGGGGCTGCTGCGCGCCGATCCGCAGGCCCGCAAGGTGTGCGCCGGTCTAGAAATGAACGGAGTTGCTGTAATTCCCTAACCATCCCTCGTCGCGCCTGGTACAGCCAGGCCGCGTCAGATCATCCCGCCGAGCGCGGGATTTTTTTCGTCTGCACGAAACAACAGCTTTTGCGGAAGCTAAAACAACACATAAAAATAAATGCTAGTTTTTCTTGTAATGCTAGATTTTCTGGCGTATATTGAACTCATCGACTAGGCACACACAAGAAGGGGATAAGGCGATGAAGATGATCCTCACATACGCAGCTTCGCTCCTGATCAGCTTTGTCCTGGCGATGGTCTTCGGCCTGGTGCTCGCCGAGGAAATCCAAAAGGTCTTTTACGTAGTTTCGAACACGCTCAACACCAAACAAGGGAGCTAATCGTGACTGTTCCGGATAAGCAGCAGGTACGTGATTGGATGCAGCAGCGCCAGATCGAGCACAAACCGCCGCCGTCGCCTTCTGAAGTCCGCAGGACTCTTGGATGGCATCTCGTGAACAAAGCGCCAGAGTGCGCACGCTGAGGAGGCCGCCATGCTGATCGGAACAAAACTGCTGTACAGCGACTTTGACTACCACGGCAAGACCTACGACGTGTACGGCCTGCCGGCGACCGAGGATGACGAGCTGGTAATTGATGCCATCTGCCTTATCGGAACAAAGTTGAACGTGATGCACCTGATGAGCCAATACGACATCGACATGGTTGCTTATTGGGTTGGCGAACAACGGCACATGGACTATCTGGCCCAGCTGCGTCAGGCGCGAGTCGACAGCGCGATCTACGAGCGCGAAGTGAAGAAGAGTGATCACCAATGGAGGTTCTTTTGACCTCCATAAATATGCGGCTGCGGCTTGTGATCGACGACATGCGCTTGATGCCGCACCCGGCTAAGGAATGGGAAATCGAACACAAGCACGGATGGATCCGCTGCCTAGAAAGTCAGAATGCAAGCAAAGACTTGGTGAAGGAGGCGCTGGCAGAGCTCGACGCTCTCAGTGCCAAGCACCCGGCGAAGCCGTACGAGAGATTCGAGCTTAAGCAGCGTGAAGTGGTAGTGGCAGGCGGTTGAGTTTTTGTGAGCTTTCGACCCGAGCTGGACGTGGGGGAGATAACACCAGCAGGTGCGTGCGTTGTGGAAGTCCGATCCTCCTTGCGCAAGCAAGGTCCTAGGACGCGTGGTGCACCGGGCAGCCCGGGAAGACGGGCGTTACAAGAAAGTCGGTTGTGCTGCATGTGCCCATTCCGTGAGGCGTATGCAGCGGCTGTCACGGAGCGTACAGGGAAACCTGGGCAGCCGACTTCCTTGTAACCGATAGAACGCAGTCCAACAGATAAGGAGCAGAGAGCATGAATGTGATCCATACGCCAGGGCCATGGGAACTTGACCCAGCTGACGCCGCCCACGTCACGGATGAGGACTACCACGTCATTCGTGCGGGCTGCGGCTTTTTGGCTGAATCTAAGGAGCATCGCAAGCAGGGCTTTCGTATCTCTGGGCACATGAGCGCTTCCGACGCTCGCCTAATTTCTGCCGCGCCGAGGCTGCTGGCAGCTCTCAGTGAGATTGTTCAGTACTTGGCCGACAGCGACGAGGAAGGTTTGATCGAGCATAGCGAAACAATGATTAGGGCCCGCGCCGCCCTAGCCGCAGCAGGTGAACCAGTGTGACCCGCAACACCGAAGCCCAGCACCTCGGAACACAACGTGCTGGTTGCCCTGATCTCGGGTCAGGAAATTGAGGGAGTGGGATCTCAAATGCCCTGGCGGCCGAGAACAGAACGGCACCAGTTTCGGAGGTTGAAATTGAATATTGAGCACCTGAAAGAGCGACTGAGCTACGAGCCTGAGACCGGTGTATTCCGGTGGATAAAGCCGCGCATTGGCATGAAAGCAGGGGCTGTCGCGGGTTATGTCAATGACCATGGCTACATAGTCATCAACACGGGCGGAAGGATGTGGAAGGCTCATCGTCTGGCTTGGTGGTTCGTGCACGGTGAGGAACCGAATGGGCTGATGGACCACATCAACGGGAGCCGTACGGACAACCGCATAAAGAATTTGAGGGTCGTTACGGCGCAGCAGAACGCAATGAACCGATGCGCCAGGTGCGACAGCAAAACGGGAATAAAGGGCATCTCGTGGCGAGCAGACAAAAGCCGATGGATCGCTGAGATTTGCAAGGACGGGAAGCGCGTGCAGGTTGGCAGTTTCAAAAAAAGAGAGGATGCAGCCGCCGCATATCAAGAGGCTGCTCGTCAACTGCATGGGCAGTACGCAAAAGTAGTTTAACCACTAGGTCGGCTTCCTTTTGGGAGCCGCCACACAGAAGCGGAGTGCGCAGGCTGATGCGCCCGTGATGCCAGCGGGCCTTACCGTGCCAGGTGAAGGCAGAGCCGGAGATCAGCACCGGCCCGCTTCTGTGTGGCAAACCGCATGACTGGAACTGTCTGGCTAGTACCCAGACCGGAAGCGCGAGCGGGTAGCAAGGACCGCCGCCACTCACGAGAGAGCGAGGGTAACCCGGTTTTGCCACACCTAACAACGATAGCGAGGAGAAGCAACATGACTTGTACCGAAGCCCGCTTCCTGCAGGACGTCGCAGAGCATCAAATGATCATCATCCGTGATGACGGTGTGAACCGCCACATTCGCTTCAAGCGCCCTGATACGAGCTGCTACCACTTTGACCTGATCACGTGGCCTGGATGCCTCTGCTACACCGGAGATATGGGCACTTTTGTATTCAGCCGCGTTCGCGACATGTTCGAGTTCTTCCGCCAAGATCGCGAATATAACGCCAATCGTGGTCGCGCACTATCGATCAACCTAGGCTACTGGGGTGAGAAGCTGATCGCGGTCGACGCGAACGGTGCAAACAGCGGCGGGAAGGCAAAGGAGTTCGACCCAGAGAAGTTTGCACGAGTGATCAACGAATACCGGGTTACTTGGATGCGTCGCGGGAAGAGTGACGGGACGCTCGACAAGGAGCGGCGCCGGGAACTGTGGGAGCGGGTTCAAGAAGAGGTGCTGGACAGGGTTGACGATGGCGAGCACTACGCGACGACCGCAGCCTACGAGTTCAGCTTCAACAACGAGCCATACGACTATTCGAGCCGCCGGCCGAATTGGCAGTTTGATGATCTCTTCGAACACGACTTTACGGAGTACACCCATACGTTCGTATGGTGCTGCTACGCGCTCGCTTGGAGTATCCAGCAGTACGACGATGCACGGATCGCCGAAGAGGTGCCGGCATGATCGCCCGCATCGCCCGCCGCCTGGTGCGCAAGATCACCAAACCCGCCGCCCTCTGGTGGACGAATCACCAGCTGGCCAAGACCGAGGAGCGCGCAGACCACTTCATGAACATGCGTGCCCAGGTAGTCCCATTCGAACTGCGCGAGCGCCGCCGTGCAGTGGAGTTGACCGCGCGGCGTAACGCTATCCGGACCTGGTAACTCAACTAATCGGAGGTAGTCATGGGCCTCAACCCGAATGCAGTAAGCCTGAAATGCCGTACGCAGTGGACTACCGAAGTCACCAACGCGGAGATTTTTGCGGCGAAGGTGAAGCTGGCCGGCGCGCTGCTGCTGATCGTTGTGGACTCGCTGATCCTGATGGCGGTTGGCTTCCCGCCCTGATCCGAGGAGAGAAGCATGAACGAGATCGAAGACGCAGCAGACGCGCTCCAGCAGCACGAGGACACGGAACAGCGGCGCCGGAACCATTCGGCCAAGCGGTTCCCTCCAGTCAGCACGGTTGGCTACACGAGCGTATGGGCACCGACGCTCACCGAGCAGCAGCGTAAGGAGCGCGAGCAATACATCAAGGACAACGATTTACCTTTCTAAACCATCGAAACCACCAGAGAAAACCATGAGCATTGCGACCCTAATTATTGGCGAATCAGGCACCGGCAAGTCAACCAGCCTGCGTCATATGGACCCGGAGCAGACGTTGCTAATCCAGTCCGTAAAAAAGCCCCTCCCCTTCCGCTCAAAGAACTGGAAGCCAGCAGTAAAGGGTGAAGGCGGCAACGTGCTGGTTAGCGACAACAGCCAATACATCGTGGCCGCCATGGAGCGCACCACGCGGCCGATCATCGTGATTGACGACTTCCAGTACATCTTGGCCAACGAGTTTATGCGTCGGGTTACGGACAACGAAACGGGCAATGGTGCCTTCGCCAAGTACAACGAAATCGCCCGCAGCGCCTGGGACATCCTGATGAAAGCCAGCGCGCTGCCAGAGCATAAGCGCGTCTACATCCTGAGTCACACGAGCACCGACGAGGCCGGCAAGACCAAGATCAAGACGATCGGGAAGCTATTGGACGAGAAGATCGTGCTGGAAGGCTTGGTGACGATTGTGCTGCGCACCTTGAAGATCAATGACAGCTACGTGTTCGCGACCAAGAACAGCGGCTCCGACACCACGAAATCTCCGCTGGGCCTGTTTGAGGACGGGCACATCGAGAACGACCTGCTCGCGGTCGACAAGGCAGTTTGCGAGTACTACAACCTCCCAACCCCATAGGACCAAATCATGTACACCCTGAGCACCGAGGCAGCAAAAAAAGCGGACGTTATCGGCGCCTACATTTCCGAGACTGGCAAATACGTCGGCACCTTCGTGCGCGCTGAAAAGCTTGTCAGCCAGGCCAAAAGCACGGATGGAATCGGCTTTACCTTCCGTGACGAGTCCGGCCGAGAATGCCGTTTCGACGTCTGGACGCAGAAGCAGAACGGCGAGGCGCTGTCGGGTCTGAACCAGATCAACGCGATGATGGCCTGCCTCCAGCAGCGCGCGCTGACCGTGAGCCAGCAAACCGTCAAAAAGTGGGACAACGGCGCGGAGGCCGTAATGCCAGCGCCGTGCTTCGCTGAGTTGATGGGCAAGAGGATCGGCCTGCTACTGCGTGCGGAGGAATACGAAAAGATGAAGGATGGTCGCAAAACTGGCACAACCGGCTGGCGTATGGGTTTGTTCGCTGTGTTCCAGGCTGATACCGAGTTGATGGCTAGCGAGATCCTGAGCCGCAAAACGCAGCCCGAGCAGCTGGCGAAAGTCACGGCGATGTTGGCTGACAAGCCGCTGAAGGCTGGGGCTGCGCGCACCGCAGAATCAAGCGGTCATGGCATGCCAGAGGTGCCGGCCGAATTTGACGACATCCCTTTCTAATCTGACCGGAGGCGCGGCGAAAGCCGCGCGCTGAACATGACCGCACTGACCCTTTTTCAGATCGCTGCCGAGTACCGAAACATCACCGATGTGCTGATGGACGCCGGCGTCGACGAGCAAACCTTGGCCGACACGCTGGAAGCCGAAGTCTGGCCGCTTGAGCTCAAAGCGCAGAACTACGGCTTCGTGATCCGCAACCTGCAAGCGACCGCGGCCAGCATCAAGGATGCCGAGGAGCAGATGAAGGCGCGGCGCCAGGCTATCGAGAAGCGCGCCGCGGCGCTGGCCGAGCGCCTCAAGATTGGCCTCGAGATCGCTGGCGTGTCGAAACTAGATTGCCCGCACTTCGCGCTCACGATCAAGAAGAACCCGCCGAGCGTGGAAATTTGGGACGAGAAGCAGATTCCGGCGGAGTTCATGCGCACGCCGGAGCCGCCTCCGCCGCCCTCTCCTACCCCGGACAAGGCAGCGATCAAGGAAGCAATCAAGGCTGGCTGCGAAATCCCGGGCGCCAAGATCGCGCAGGCAACGAGACTGGAGATCAAATGATGACCCTCGACCACGCAAACGAAATGATTGTGCAATTCCTGCATGACGCCCAGCAGCCAGACTATCCGCACCTGGTCGTTATGGCAGACATGTTCTGCGAAGAGCCGACCGACCTCGAGATTCTGGATGCGCTGGTCGAAGCTTTCGCCATACCGGCAGCCGAGATGGCCGAGCGACTGGCGAGCGTGGACTTCGCTGCGCTGCGTGAGGAGGCGGTGCTATGACTGCCCAGCGCCGTCCTTTCTTCCTCATGCACGATCAGGCGCGCAACAACGCTGCCCGCTACTGCATGGAGGCTCCTGCCGGCTGGATGGTCGTGTTCTCCGAGCCTGTTAAGAAGCGGGCGCAGGAGGAGAAATACCACGCAATGATCGGAGACATCGCCGGCCAGGTCGAGCACATCGGCCGCAAGTGGGATGCCGACGACATGAAGCGCCTGCTGATCGACGAGTTCGCAGACGAGATGCGCGCAGCCGGAACGCCGCTGCACCACGATGGTCGTGTGATTCCAAGCCTCGACGGGCGCCGCATTGTCCAGCTGGGCATCCAGTCGCGCGACTTCTACGTGAAGGAAGCAGCGCAGTTCATCGAGTTTCTGTACGCCTTCGGCGCTTCACGTGGCGTGCAGTGGAGCGACGAATCAGCCGCCAATAAGTGACGACGCAGATGGACATTCTCTACAAGCCAGACGCCTTATACCACGCCTACAAGACTGTGCGCTTAGAAGACAAATTAGGAGAAGACATGCCAGATCAGAAACGCCGTATCGAAGACCGTCATCCGACTGAGCCGTTGCAGTGGGACGAGCAGCCCGCAACCGACTGGCGTCCGTATCACTCGGCCCTGAGCCAGTGCGCCGAACTGCTGGACAACATGAAGGACGGCGACAGCATCTTCGACGTACCTAAATACTTGGCTGACTACCTTGCAAGCCAGTCACAGGCAGCACAGCCGAGCGACGATCAGTTGCGCGAGACAGACGGCTATAAGCTGGGCTGGATGGAAGGCATGCAGGAAGGTGCGGAGCTGGCGACTGGCGGCGAGAAAACCGCGGCCGACGTTGAAGCTGAATTCGCCGACCTCCTGCCCGGCAGCTACTACATGGACCCGCCCGATGGCGGTAGCCCTTCCGTTTTGGAGCAGGTCAGCAGGATGGCAGAGGACGCGGCACAATGGCGCGCCCACCTCTCGGGCCAGTCACAGGCAGCCAAGGTGCAAGCAGTGCCGGTGATGACTGTCACGAACACGGAAAGCAGCGTCTTCGGCTGCGACTGGGATGCTGTTGCACCCGGAACGTACTTCGTGTACGCCGCTCCTACCGCACAGGAAGTCACCAAACAAGCGGCACCGGAAGGCTGGCGCGAGCGTTTGCAGCAGGAATTGGCGGCACAGCAAGAGCACTACGGCAAAGTGGCGGCAGCGGCATCTGTCGACAGTCGCATCTTTGCTGGCGAGCGCGATTGCACCGAAGGCGTCATCAAGGGTGTCGAATACTGCATCGCTGCGCTTGAAGAATTAGAAGCCAGCCATGCCGCACAGGAAGTCACCCAGCAGGCAGCGCCGGACCTTCACATGATTCAACTGCGCCTTAAGCAGATTCTGAATCCAGCACGGGACCAGCTTTCTGCTCAATGGATGGCTGCTGATGCGCTTTATTACCTGACCAAAGACGATAGTTTTGCAGAGATTGCGGACAGTCTGATGACCCAGCAGGCAGCGAAGCCCGAGACAGCCGAGCAAGCAGACTGGACCGTCTACGCCCAACTGCCGGATATTCACGCCAAGCTGCGCGAAGCATACCGGCGCGGCGCGCGAGAACAGCAGCAAGACGCCGGGGAATACAAGGCCGCAGAGGAAATCATGCTCGCATGGGACTTGCTGGACACCCCTACTATCAGCACCGTGAGCGCGTCGGATGAGATTCGCAATCAGGCGCCCGAAGCACCTGCCCAGCAGGTAGGAGCGCCGGTAGCATGGATCGCAACCGATCTTGACGGTCGCGCGGGTGTGGCATTCACCAAGGAAGAAGCCAAGCGCCAAGCTGGCGAAGGCTGCACCGAGTTCATCCCGTTGTTCGACTTGGGAGATGCTGCGGCCACCACGGCAAGCGCAAGCACGCTGTGCAAAACCTGCTGCGGCAACGGGAAACTGTACGACTTAGAGCGTGAAGCGACCGAAGCCTGCGGTGATTGCAATGGAACAGGTCGCGCTCCAGCACCCAGCCAGGAAGCACATGCTGGCGCAGATACCGAAGCCGCACGCGATGTACTCGCCGAGCGCCGCCGCCAAGTCGAGTCAGAAGGCTGGACGCCGGAACACGACAACGCGCATGCCACTGGTGAGATGGCTCAAGCAGCGGCTGCGTATGCAATGACTGCGGACTCGCGGATTCAGTCAGATTGGATTCCCGGAAACTGGCCGTGGTCCACCCATTGGTGGAGGCCCACAACTATCCGACGTAACTTGGTAAAAGCAGGAGCACTCATTCTGGCAGAAATCGAGCGCATCGACCGCGCAGCCATCGCCACCAGTGAACAGAAAGGACCGCAAGCATGAGCGACGAACTGAACTTGGAAGCCGAGCGCGCAGCATTCGAAGCGTGGTCCAAGCGCGCGGCCCCAGCCTACGGTTTCGACAAGGACGAGCGCGGCCAATACGTTGCCTACCCGGTACACGCTGGATGGGAAGCATGGCAAGCCGCCCGCCGCTCTGCTCCTGTCTCCGCCCCTCTGGATACCCAAGCATTCCCGGAGTTGCCTGAGCCGAAGTATTCCGCCGATGACTTGGTTGACATCTTCACCGCCGAGCAGATGTTCGAATACGCCAGCAAGCACGTCGCCCCGTATGCCGAGCGTATCGCCCACCTGGAGCGCGAGCTGCAAAAAATCGCAGACTTCCAAGAGCCTGGCTTCAGATGTGCCGACGAGGAAGACTTGAACGAGGTCCGCAGCATCGCGGCTGATGCCATAGCCAAACAGGTGAGCGCATGAGTGACCTGATGTTATTTGGCGTGCTACGCATGCCCTACGAAATGACGATGAGCAGTGAGATTTCGCGCCGCCAGTTCTACAGTCGCGTTCAGGAAGCCGCTGACAGAATCGAGAGATTGGAGCGCGAGCTGGACCAGGCTCGCGGTGCCTATCAGGGATGCGCTACGGCGCTCGAAATCGCTAACCGGGCAGCGAGCAAGGAAGCGATCCTTCAGCACCTTGCCGATCAGGGGCAGGACATCGAGCGCGAGTTGGCAGAACGGAAGCCGGTGAGCATCGACGAACGGGAGCGCGAGATTGACTACATCATGACGGCAGTTTGCAGCTACGCCGACACCCGTGAGGAAAGCACTCTGGCCCGGATTCGACGGATGATTTCAAAAACGACGGCGACTCAAACCGCTCCATCCGAGTCATTCGCATGGGCCGCGTTCGCCGAGAATGGCAACGTCATCATCTGGTCGCGCCGTCGCGATGTGGTCGAGTCGGTGGCGGTCAAGTACGGAAGGCCTGTCACGCCAGTCATCGCCTACATTGACGGTCGCACCGCTGGAACAGCGCCGGACGAACGAGTGGAAGATTTGGCCGCGCTGGTGCGCAAACTCGTCCGCGCCCTGCGTAAAGCCGATCCCGCCACGACTCTTGCCGATGGCGCGCTGGGCTACTTGAAACGCAAGGGATTGGCCGGAAGCGCATTGCGCGCTGCCACTCCTTCTCCTCTGCCTCCAAAGGGAGAAGCCAAATGATAGACCGCGACAAAAACGGTGAATTGTACGAAGGCGACAACATCGTACAGGACTTGCTGAACCGCATGGCAAGGGCGCACAAGCGTGGGACTGGCCTGCACATCAGCGCAGACGAGTTGCATGCGCTATCAGTAACCATGATCGGCCAATGGTGGAGTCAGGACGATCCGCGCGCGACCAAGGAGGCATGACATGGGATTTCTGAACGCTTTAGCCAATATCGCCAAGGCCGGTATTGCCGTGGCTGTCTCGCCTGTTGCACTGGTAGCTGACATTGTAACGCTGCCCTCCAGTGCGCACGACAACAAGCACCCTTTCGGCAAGACTGGCGCTGTTCTCGGCGCTGCCGGGAAGTGTGTCACCGAAGCAATCAAGCCAAGCACGGAGGCATGACATGGACAATAACCAGCAGCATGAAAACGTGAACAAAGGTGAAGCTGTCGCGTACCTGATATGCGCACTTACTGCGTGCGGACTCGCCGCATGGTTCGGCTTCAACGTCCTCGGCCCTTCTATGCTGCACCGACAAAAGAGTGATCGCCAACTTTGTGAGGAGCGCGGCGGCACCTACGGCGAGCTGCGAGGTGCGGGCTACCGCTGTTTTTCTCCGGAGGCATTTAAATGACCGCAGACCAAATCGACAAGCTGAAAGCGCTGGCACTGGCGGCGACAGAGGGCGGCGAATATTTCGAAATGCAGAGCAAGCTCATAGACTTCCAATTCGAAGCGAGCCCTTGGGCTGTGCTTGAACTGATCGCAGAAGTCGAGAAACTGCAGGCCAGGTTTGAGTATATCGAGGAGCACGCGACCACGCACGGCGGCGGCCACGGCTTCACGGTTTCGTTCTTCGTGCCGGTGGATTGCGAAGACATCGGATGCGGGATCGATGCAGCTATTGCGGCGCACACCAAAGCCGGGAAGGAGCCGGCGTAAGCTGGCGAATGGAGAAATGATGGAAGGAATGTTTCTGGACGACGACGAGCTCAGGAGCTTGACCAAGCGCGTACAGCGAGCGGCTCAGGCTAAGATGCTACGATCGATGGGCATCGCCTTCAAGCTGCGCGCAGATGGCACGCTGGCTGTACTGCGGGCGCACGTCGAGAAGGAGTTTGGCGTCGGGCCCGAGCGAAAGGCCAAGACAAAAGAGTTTCAACCGAATTGGGCGGCTGCGAATGCCTAGGAAACGCAACAAGGAGAATTTCGGGCTGCCGGCGCGCTGGAAGATGGAGCATGGCGCCGTCTACTATCAGGTACCGGTCGGACTCGAGGATCGCTGGGACGGAAAGAAAAAGTTCAGGCTCGGCGCCACGCTGCCTGAGGCGTACAAAGAGTGGGCCAAGCGCCTAGAGTCCGTCGACCAGGCCAAGACCATCGGCGCCCTCCTCGACCGGTACGCGCTTGAGGTCGTTCCTACCAAGGGCGCGCGCACCCAGGTCGAGAACCAGCGCGCGATCCGAAACCTGCGTACGGTCTTCGGCGCGGCGCCGCTGACCTGGATCCGGCCGCAGCACGTCTACCAGTACGCCGACAAGCGCAAGGCTACGCCAGTTGCTGCCAATCGGGCTATCGACGTCCTGTCGCATGCGTTCACGATGGCCGTGAAGTGGGGCTATATCGATCGCCACCCCTTTAAGGGCGAGGTGCGGCTGGATGGCGAGAAGCCGCGGGACCGGTACGTCGAGGATTGGGAGCTCATCGAGGTACTGTCGCTCGAAAGCAAGAGGAAGAAAGGGAGTGTGCTGGTCCTGCAGGCGTACATCCGGATCAAGTTGCTGACCGGCCTGCGCCGCGGCGACCTGCTACGACTCACCAGCGCCGACCTGAAGGATGATGGCATCCACGTTACCCCGAGCAAGACGCAGGGCAGTAGCGGGAAGCGGGTCATCATCGAGTGGTCGCCAGAACTGCGCGCTGCCATCGATGCGGCGAGAGCTGTGCGACCAGTCGACCTATCTCCATGGGTCTTCTGCACCCGCAAGGGCGAGGGCTATATAGACGAGGAAAAAGGCACGGCAAGCGGCTGGGATTCGATGTGGCAGCGCTTTATGGAGCGCATCCTCGAGGAAACGAAGGTCGAGAACCGGTTCACCGAGCACGACTTGCGCGCCAAATGCGCGAGCGATGCGGAGAGCCTTGAACACGCTCGCGCCCTCCTCGCTCATGCTGACAGTCAACTGACACAGCGGGTCTATCGACGCCGTCCGGAACGTGTAAAGCCGGGGAAAATCAAATTTGAATAGCGCACGCTGCGTTTAATAGCGCAAAGCGTGAATTGTGCGCTGTCACTGACACTCGCAGGGCCTTGAATTTGTTGGGATTTTGGCCTGCCCAGCTGGGTTCGAACCAGCGACCCTCAGCTTAGAAGTCAGACCCTCGCTCTACTTTTTCTCTTTAATATTCAATCGCATGCACGCTCGGTACTGCGCTATTCGTCAACCGTACTGAGCTTTGTAACCTATTGATTACATTGCCGTTGACCAAGTTCAATAGCGCAGCTTTTGGGTCAGTACCCAACAATACGCACCGACCACTCCTGCTCGTACCCTGCCCCGTTCTTGTCCCGCTCGATGCCGCGGAACATCATCATATCCACGCGCATCACGATCAACTCAGCGTGCTCGAGCGAAGGGATGATTGGCCGGAGGTGCTCATCGTCGATTTCCGTCAACGTTGCAGTCCGCACGACGCCGACCAGGCCGAAGCGAAGCTCGCCCGTGTAGCCGTGGTCGAGGGCTATGTCATCGCGGGAGCGTTGCACTCCCTTGTCGCGTAGGCGCTTCACTATACTGTGCATGCGTACAGTATATCAACAATCGATAATGCACTGCGCTCAAAGGACCGGGATTATAATTGAACCATGACACCTCTCGAAATGATCGCTGAATGGCGCAAGGGTTGCTCTAACGCGCCCACAGACAAACCGGAATTATGTCCGGAGTGTACGCGCGCGCTGATTGAGGCGCTTGAGGCCAAGCTTGGAGCTTGGCAACAGCCTTGCAACTTTGGCGGGCTTCCTCCTAATGCGGAGCTCGGACTTCCCGATCCAATGGCTTACGCAAAATTCTCGGATTATGTCGCCGCAAAGTGTCGGTGGCGCTCATCTCAAGAACGCACTGACGAATGAGTCGCAGCACATCATTGGAACGCTGGATATCCTGGCCTGGATAAGTCTGCATCAATGCTAGCCTAGTGTGGACTAGGCGACAGCCAGCATTTCCGGCGTAACCGTGTTGCGGCAGACTTGCCCGTAGTCAGCATGGTAAGTGATTGCTGTGCATTGCCGCTCACTCATCCAGCCGCCGCGCGCTGCGTACGCATCCCGTGCCGCCAGGGTCGAGTGCTGCACAACCGACATGCCGGAGTGCTCCTTTTCCTCGACATGGTGACGATGGCCTACGTGGGCATATCTTTTGATGGTATTGCCCCACACCTTCGGAAACTGAGCGGCGAACAACAGGGGCAATTGATCATTTTTCTTCAGGTGGCCGTGGTGCCACGCGAGCATGGTCTGGCCGTGCTGATAGACGTAGTACGGCAGCTCCGAGTCGATCACTTCGACCCGCGGCTCGCTCTCGTACAAGGCTTTGAACATGGCGCGCAGCCACACCGACGACGCCAGGTCGTGATTTCCCTCGGCCATAAGTATGACGACGCGCTCGTGCTTCTGCAGCGCGAATCCAACCACGCGACGCAGAATCCGGATTGCAGTCTGAACGACCTTCGAGAAGCGGCCGTCTTGGTCTAAAACGTGTCCGGAGGTGGGCGTACGGCCCTCGATTAGCCCCATGCCATCGCTATGCAGGAAGTCACCGAGTTGCGCGACGATTCCGATGCGCGCTGGCGGGCTCGCGTTGACCATGTGTTCGAAGCAGCCGACTAGCGTCCGTTCGGCGATCGACAAGTCCCAATCGCCGTTCGGGTCCAGGTTCTCGCGGTGCCAGCACATGGCCCCGACGTGTGAGTCCGTCAGGGTGTAGACGCTGGCAAGCTTTGCATCAGTGAGCGCCGGCGCCTTCGTTGGTTTTGCGCGTGGAATGTCTTCCGCCATTGCTGCCACTACGGCGCGCATGAGCTCCAGCTGTCGCTCCTGATCCGGGCTTTGCCGCTCCCATGTTCGCTCGACATCACCACCCGGCCCGCGCTGCACCGTGACCTTGCCCATATTAAACCCTGGCGCCACTCCGCTCTCGAAGTGGCCGGGAGCATATCCCTGCCGTGCCGCAGACAGTTTTACCCGGTCGAGAGATTGACTCACCGTGCTTTTCGCTATGCCAAGCTCGCGCGCCGCCGCCCTTGCGCTACCCAGCCGGTTTGTTGCCTCGATAAACTGTGCCTGCCGCGGCGTGGAAAACTCCAACAACTTCGGGTCGATGATGGTCTTGGTCATGCCTGCCTCATGAATTTGTGCGCGCCAGGACTAAGGCAAGCAGTTCCGCGTCGTTCGCGGTGGCACGGATGTCGTCAGCCCAGATGGGCACGGATCCGCGTGTTTTGGTCTGGACGACAAAGAACAGCGCGCCATCCTCTTGTGCGAAGGCGCGCATTCGATCCAGCAGGTCGCCCATGGCTACTCCAGGCAGGCCTTGACTGCGACCTCGAGCTCTTTCTCGTAGCCGCGCGAGAGCACCCAGTCGACCGCCAAGGCGTCGCCGTACTGGATATCGGTAGCCTCCTTGGTCAATTTCTCGGTGGCGTACAAGGGCCGCGTCGGCATGACCTTGACGCATCGCACTGTCACCACCTTGTCGACTTCCACGGTTAGCGGTGGGTGCACTGGCTGGGTAGCGCAACCGGCCAGCAGGATCGGGATCAGGACGGCTTTCACGATTGAATCTCCTTGAGACCTTCGATCGCGCGGCGTTGCTTCGACAGTGCCTGCTCGCACGTGACACTCTGCTGCGCGTTGATGCGCTCGGCCAGCACCTTGATACCGGCCTTGATCGGGCCTAGCGCCTGCATCGCGGTGGTATAGCGCGCGGCCGATTCGGACGTTTCCCTGGCGAGAGTCAGGATCGAGGCGTTCTGGTTGGCGATGCGCGCCTGCAGTTCTCCGCTCTCACGTAGTGCCTCGTCGCGCGCGGCTTCTGCCTTGCTGCGCTCTACGACTGCAACGTCACGTGCTTTCGCCGCACCGTGCCACTGGTAGCCAAGGTAGGCCGACGAAGCGACCATGCCGGCGAGAGAGGCGATTGTGGCGAGCTTCCACATGCCGCCGACAGCGACACTGCCGATGGTTCCGAAAATGTTCATATCAGCCCCTTCAGGCATAGCTCGCGCTCGCGCTGGCGGCGCTTGGTCAGCCCCAACACCTCCCGGTTGCCGACCCGGTTCCAGAGCAACAGCGCGTTACAGGCGCCTACCATGTCGCCGGCATTGGCCTTGCGCGCCATGCTGCTGGAGCAAAAGTTCGCCACCCCTACGTTGTACGCAGCGTCGACAAATGCGATTTTCTGGCCGTCGGTGAGGCGCTCCATGTTCACGCACTTGGCTATGCCGGCCGCGTGCCGTTCCAGGTCGCGGTCGGTCTGCGCATCACACTCGGCATTGGTGTAGGCATGCCCCTCTTGCGGACTCTCGGTCGCGCCATCGCAATAGCTGATGATGCCGCCAATGTCACGATAAGTTTTGAGGACCCGCCCCTCTTGCGCCGGCGTGAACAGCAGCAACCCAGCCGCCGCAACAGAGCCGACGATGGCGGCGAGCCCGCGCTTACCGGGTCTATTTGGGAGTGCCATCACTGAGCTCCTTCTGCGCCATCACCCGGGCGGCGGTAGCGGCGATCGACACGAAGGCCGCGATGCCTGCGAACACGCCGGGCCGGATGGATGTCGGTTGCACGATCTGCACGACGATTTCACCGGCGCCGAAGACAGCCGCGGCGATATTGAATTTGACCGACCACGCCCGGGTCAGGATCGCTTTCCAGTCGTCCACGAGAGATATGCGCATGCCCTACCCCTTCACGAAATGCTGTACCACCCAAGCGATGAGAGCGCCGAGCGCCGAAGCAGCACCGCCGACGACCATCAGTGTTTTCCAGCCGCCGCGCGCCTCGGAAAGAGTAAGCAGCACTTGATCGAGCTTTTCGGTCAGTTGCTGGTTACTCTCTTCGAGCCTTGCTGTGCTTGCGGATAGGTGGGTGACTTGGACTTCGAGTCGGGTAATGTCGATGCGGGCCTGCACTAGCGCCTCGTTGTGGTGGATGTCATTCACGGTTGGCCCGTAAAAAAGCCCGCTCGTGGCAGGCTGGGTTGAGGAGATTACTTGCCTGCCGAGTCGCGGCAGTGGTTCGGGCTTAGCGCGTCGAGAATGCGACAGAGCAAACAGCCCCAGCGCCTGCCCTCGGACCGAGCACGGTTCGCGCGGCTGCTGATGGTTTCCTGGTTGCTGCCGTTGATCGCCGCGTTGCCCGCCCTGTCGAGGGCCACAGCGATGTCCTTTGCCTTCTGCGGCGCGCTGGCGACACAGAGCAGCATCCGAAGCAGCGTGAAGACGGTTCCGCCCAAGCAGACCAGCCAGACCCCTAGCAAGCGAAGACGCGCCATAGATACCTCGGAAAAGAAAAAGCCGCCCGTAGGCGGCTCGATAGGCGGAGTGGGTATAACTACAGCGCCAGGATCTCGGCGCCGCGACCGGGAGCCAGCAGGCCGGCCGCTTCCAGTGCTGCGATGCCGCCGATCGTCACAGGGTCATCAAAATGGACGACCGATGCGCCATCCACCATCGCGCAAAGGTCTGCGACTGCGCCGTTGGTCATCGCGGCCTGCCGGATGGCTGCGCGCTCGGCTTGAGTAAATCGCTCCTTGAGCCACGTGATCCTGTCCATTTGTGCGACGACGTAGGACTTGACCAAGCCGTCCAACTGGCCGTCAATGAGCTTTTGCAGAAATGCCTCCGGAGAAATCGGTGCCGCGCTCGCGTTATAGACAGCCAGCGCCTTCTGTAGCGCGGCTTCCTTGGTTGCATCGTTGATGGAAACGGTAACGTCCATGGTGTTCCTTTCAGGTTAAGTGCAGATGAATACTTGCGGGCGCGCGCTTACCCCGCCGCCACCACCACCTACCCGGATGAGTGCAGCCAGTGCGCTGAGCGTGTTGTTGCCAGCGCGTGACCAGGTGGCAGAAAATGCACCGGTCGGGGATGCCGCAGCAGCCCAGCCAAGCCGTATGCCCGGTCCGTTTGAGTCTACGTCTTCATCGGTTAGACCGGCAGTCACGGCAGACCATGATCCGGGGCCGGGCGAGCCTGCCACGCCGAATAGGGCGATCAAAATTTCATTGGCAACCGCAGGCGTGAGCGACGGCGTAGCAGAAGTGACTGCCGCCGATGCGGTTGTCGTGTTGACCGCCACCTGATCCACCGAAAGGGGCAAGGCGCTAGCGCCGGTTTTGCGCATCAGCCATACGTCCATGTTGCGATAGTTCGTGTCCGAAAACGTGAAGACCGGGCTTGTTGCGTCGCCCGTCTTCCAGACGCGAGAATACATAACTGCGCTGCTGATGTTCGATTGCGACGTGTAGCCGACCGGCGCGCTGCTGACGGACCCAGACGCGTTTGCAGCAAAGAACAACACCATATCCCCGTCCTGCACGTTCAGCAGGTCCAGCGGCAGCGTGTAAGCGTTGACGTTGTTGGTGCAATTGACCATGCCCGCAAGGACGGGCGCAGGGTCGGCCAGGGTTGCTGCCGTCGCGCCAGCAGCCTTTAGCGCAATCTGCGCGCCGAAGTGCAAGCAGTAATTCGACGGCCCGCTTGAAAGCAGGTTCCCCGTCGGCGTGCCGTCCGTCAGGCTCTTGTCGCACATGCGCAGCGACGGACCACTCGACGTTATGGCGCGGGCGGTCATCCCGGCTGGAAGCCCCAGGGTAGCGCCGCTAGTAGAGCCAACCCCGAAGATCGACAGCAGGCAACTGCCATTAAAGCGCGGATTCAGTGACGGCGCACGATAGCGGCTGCTCTGGATCGTGCCCGCGCCTGCTTGGCTGAACGCATAGTGACCACTGCTGGCGTCAATCGGCGCGGCCGTATCCAGCCCGCTATAGCTGACGCACAGCGATTCCCACCACAGGGACGCCGACGAGTTTGCCGTAATGCTGGTCGGGTCGCCCGACTGCCACGCGCGCCAGCACACCAGCACGCCGCCCATGTTGACCAGCACATTCCATCCGGAAGGCGGCGCTAAAGACAGCGCCGTGGTGTAGGCTGTCTGCGCTTGGATAAACGCCGCAATGGTGACATCGCCCGTGGTCGTGCCGGTCGGCAGGCTAATGGTCGTGCTAGTTGCGTTGTTGTTGGGTCCAGCCGATCCGGCACGGAAGACAATCGCCATTACCGAACCCCCGCCAAAACGATACCGACATTGGCAAGAGTCGCGTCCACTGTGCCGGGGGCCACAATGGAAATTACGTCACCCGCAGCGAGCGTGACGGCGCTTGCAGCGATGAAGGTGGCCGAGGTCGCCGCTGCCGCAAAGCGGATCGTGCCGACCGACGTGCCGTTCTTCTGTACATCGAAATCAGTCTGCGCGGTCGCTGCGACGCTCGCCTTGCCGACGCTGCCAGTGAGCGATGCCGGGAAGGTTACGGCGCGCGCCACAGGAACCCGCGTGACAATTGCGCTTGCCGTTGGCACGCCGGGATAAAAGGCCGTGATGTCGAACGGCTGCGCGGGAAGGTCGGCCTGCGTGAGCGCGCGCATCGTCGGTGTCGCATCGGCGCCGGACGTCGGGCCAGCAAGGAACGTGTTCCTGACCTGCGTCTTGAAGGTCATCGCCAGCGTGCCGGCGCCGGTAACGGGCGAGCCGGAAACGTCGAACAGCAACCCCGGCGTGGTGAGTGCAACACTGGTGACGGTGCCGCCGGTGCCGGTCGGGTAGCTCAACGCAGTCCACGAGCCGATCTGCGACGGATTGCTGCCAGTGATGACGTACACGGTACTCGTGTCGGAGCGCGCGCACCAGTCCCCCTTTTCACCGCTCAGCGCAAGCATCGCGGCCTGATTCGCGACGGTGCCGAGGAAGTCAATCACAGCGAGGTTCGGTAGCTGGGACGCGGGCAGTTTACCGGTGCCGTCCAGGCCCGCGTAGCCGTTCGCCGCGCCCTTCTCCGATTCCTTCTGATATTGCGTGTGCGGGTCGGCAGCAGCAACGTGCGCGCTCAGGTCTGCTGCGCTTGAGCCGGTTGTCGCGTACCGGGCGTCGCCCTCTGTCTGGGTCAGGTATTGCGGGTGCGGGTCAGTTTCCGCATCATGCGCGGAAATAGCCGCCGATGCCGTGCCCGCCGCATCTGCGCCAACGTCCGAAGCGGTCAGCGTCACCGCGCCAGCGTGGCCGTTGACGCTAGTTACACCCGCCCCGGCACTCAGCACGCCGATGCGTTGGTCGGTGTAGCTAGTCACGGTCGAAGTGCCTGCGGCGACGGTGTAGAGCCGCGTTCTGCCCGCTGTGAAGCCCGTGGTGTTGGATGACACCTCGCCGGTCGACGGATCGGCCTCGATGTAATTCGTTGCGGATGCCGCTAACGTGAGCGTTCCGTTGGCGACCTGTGTCGGTACGCCACCGACCATCACCGCGCCACCGAAATAACCCCACACCAACCCGCCCGAGGTTTGCGCGCGCCGACCATAGACCGTTGCTGGCGACCCGGCATCAAGCATCGCATTAACTCTTACTTCTTTTTGCGAGTCGTTGACGCTGATTAGGTCTAAATTTGTATTTGACGATGCCATGCGAGTCCCATAAAAAAACCCACCGAAGTGGGCTCATTGAGCGAAGTGGCTTAAACCGTTCCGGTGCCAGGCCATCCGCGACCGATGACGCTCGATAGTTGGTATACGCGCGCCGTGACACTTGACTGAAGCGAACCGAACCCTGCTACCTGATCACTCGCGGTGTAGACAACGGTTGGCGAAGTCACGCCAGAGAACGTGCGAACGACGACCGAGCCATTGAGGATCTCGACGTCGTATGCCTCCGCCGCTTCTCCCAATGCCACATCTACGCCGTCGCGCCACTCGCCGCCGATCCGTGTACGGCGTACCCATGTCAGCGTCAGATCGCCCGCGGTATCGCGCCAGCCGCCGATGTGGACCGGCGAATACGGCTTCAAGTCGTTGCCGGTATAGGTCAGCGTGACCGCCTGTGCAGACGACAACGTGCCGCCGCTGCTGACCGCCTTGTACTGGCGTGGCAGGCCGATCTCAGAAGTCGACACCGGGATCTGCACGAGAGCGCTGGTCAGTGGAACGAATCGCTCGCCAATCGCGTGCACTGCGTAGTCCGTGCCGCGGCGATAGCGCAGCAGGCCGGACAAGGTATGGCTGCCGTCGTCATTCAACACGGCCCGCTTGTACTGCAATACCTCGTTGCCAAGCAATGCGGCGTTCGCGCCGTTCAGCACGGCCAGTTCGGTTGCAGATGCCAGCGTTGCGCCGGTCGAACTCGGGAGTAGCTTGACGCGTACGGTGTTGAGCTCGTCAAACGTGTCGCCACCCTGATATGCGCCGAGGACATTGGTTGCAGTACCGATCAGGCTCGCAGTCGGCGCGCTGGTGATTGGCTGGTAGGACACGCCACCGTCGATCGACTTGAAAATCTGCGCGCCAGTCCAGCCGAGACCTTGCCCCTGCACTGCAAACGTCAGCACCGGCCCTGTCGTGCCCTCTTGCGTGATAGGCGCATCAATGGCGATCAACTGCGTCAGCGGCGTGGCCGTGATGACCTGGCCGACCGGACCCGAAGGTGCCGCCGTGCCGCCCTGCGTCGCGCTGTCAGACGGATAGATCGTATTGCCGTCCGCGTAGGCCTCCCACTCCAGGATGCCGCCATTGCGCTTGCGGTGAACGATCCGCACCAACCGGCCATGAACGATCGCCATGTCGGTGGGCTCCAGCGCCGCATAGGCCTGCGAGGTCGCGAAACTCACGCCGGTGCGTTCCGCCCAGGCGCTGTAAAGGGCTGCTGCTGCAACTTGCTTCGCCTTGTCCGCGCTCATCGCGATCGGCAGATCGACCGTCACATCAGACTGCGAGCGCCCCGTCATCCGGCGCTCGTACTGCGCGCCAGTCTGATAGTCGGCGTCGCGGTCCTTGTATTTGACGCTGACGCTTTGTGGCAGATCGACTTCCTGCTTGCGCTTGATCTGTACGAGATCGGGCGCTTCGGAGCCGGAGGAATGCGCCGCCAGATCATCATCAGGGATCGTGACCACGGATCGCCTGCCGCGCTTCCTGAACTTGATCCGGTAGTCTGATTCAACCGGGTCGAAGGAGTATGCTTGCATCAGTGGCTCAATGGCCGAACGGCCCGCCATCTGGCGCGTCAGCGTGTAGCCGTCAACTAGGTCTGTCAGTTCGGAAACATCGATGTCAGCATCAGTCAGACCGCAGCGCAGGGATACGTCGCGCACAATCGCGCCGAGGTTGACCGCGTTGTGGGTGAGCGGAGCGCCGTAGGGGATGCTGTAGAGCCGGTAGCCCTCAGTGTAGATGACCTTGTTTTGCTCCGGCATGTTCCACATTTTCCCGGTGGTCGAAGCGATGTGGCTCTCGATTACCCGATCCTCGACAATCGTCTGCGCTACCGGATCAAACAGCACGATGTGCACTTCATCATCGAAGCCGCCGCCCATCAGCAGGCGCAGGTAGCCGGTGTCCTCGTCAAACAGCATGCCCTTTACATCATCGCCCTGCGATTCGCCAGGCACTGCGGGCATCACGAAGCCGGTCGCGGTCGGCGTCAGGCCGCCGCCGCTGCTTACCCCTGATCCGCCTGGAGTAATCGCGTACAGGATGCTGTTGGATCCACCCCCACCCGCGAATGCCCAGATCGTGTTGTTATTCGGGTCCCACGCGACTGGCGGCATGGTCACGGAGCTGCCCGGCAGTTCGCAAAACAAGACTGACGAAGGGGCGCTTAGGTCGAACCCATCCACGATCGGCGCATGCCGCACCAGCGCGACATAGGAGCCGCCCTGAGTGCCGCTTCCCTGCACAATGACGCCATCCGGATTTCGTATCAGCGTCGATTTATATGCGTACCCAGGAAGGATCAGGCCGGTGCCATCAAATGTTGGAGGTGGCCCGCCTTCCAGTTGAACCGGGCAATCCGTCTTTGCGCGAGCTTGCCTCCAACCGGCTGGGATATTCCATAGCGGGATCTCTCCGCTGCGGTCGGGCAATGGATCAACTACATCTGGCCCTACGCCATAATGGGCCGGCATGAAGCCGACGCCAAACCCTGATTCCAAGCCGTTCCCGCTCGCGAAGTAGACTTTGTTATTGTCGATAACGGGCACTGGCACCGAGGGCCAGTAGAATGCATTCTGAAACTGGCTGCTTGAGCACTCGTCATAGAATTGAGTAACGTCGTGTGTTTGCGTATTTACAGCCATCCCATGAATGAATGTGCCGTCATTCGGGGTTGTCCCGGATAAGCCGCGCCCAATAAAATAATAGCCTCCGCTGCAAATTCCCTTGCCGCGAATCGGATAGATGGTGCTGTCCGTATCGCCGTCGACGTCATGTTCTGTAACGGGCGGAACGTTGTAATACCACAGCAATTCGCCGGTAGCTGCGTCATATTCCTGAATCTGCGGCGTGAGGGGCGCGCCTTCGCCAATTTCCAGCACGCCAGTGACGGGATTTACCCAGGCGCGACCTGACATCGTGTGCAGCCAGATATGGCCGTTTGCATCCATATCGGCGTCGAAGGTCGTCGTCGCAGCTCCGGATACGTATGACTCACCGAATGTGGTCGACGGCAGGGTTGTTCCGGTTCCGCTCGTGACGTACTCAAACGTCAGGCTTGGAATGCGATTCCCGAACTTCTCCAACTGCAAATCGGTGAAGACGATGTATGCCAGCCCACGATAGGCCGGCGTGTCGCCCTGCAGTGCCTGGATGGTCGGGTCAGGCAACTGGTCTTCAGTGCCCAGATACAGTTTGAAGCTGCTCGCCTTGAAGCCCCTCTCTTGGCCGGTACTTGTCGGGCGTCGATCATAGATCAGCAGGCCATCAGCCCAGATGCGCAGGATGCCGGCAATAGGACCTGCGCAGATCGCCGATGCAAAGGTGCAGGTGTACGAATAGGTAGTGTAGGTTGGTCCGCCCTTGCCGCCCTGCTCGTTTGCGTGCTCCTGGATTTTCTGCGCCCAGATGATATTGCCGGCGATGCGGTCGGTTCCATAGGGGATCGGGATGGCTTGGCCATAGGCCGACGACTGCACCGACAGGTCATGCAGGCGCGGGCCATCCGGTCCCTTCGGCGGAAACAGGATGCCGCCGGCTGCCGCACCGAGCGAGAAGCCGATTTGCGCGGCGATTGGATTGCCGCCAGAGAGGACAAACCCCGCAACGCCACCAGCCACGCCGAGAACGAGTGACGCCATTAGTCCAGCCCCTTAAATCGATAAGCGCCGACGATGCGGCTTTTCCAGACTGAGTCCAGGCGGTGCTCAACTACTTTGCGGGCCTGCGCGTAGGCATGGATGATGCCGATGTCGGTGACGATCGCGACATGCTGCGGTTCGCGCTCGAAGCGCATCAGGAGGACGTCGCCCGGTTGCGCGCTTACTGCCGCGATTGCTTCCATATGCTCTGCCAGCAGCGAGCGCATCATGACCGGATCGGGCTGGCGGCTGTAGTCGGCGATGTCGAACGTCGACAGGCCAAGTCCATGCGCGACCTTGATGATCAGGCCGACGCAATCGACACCGGCCCGGCTGCGGCCTTGGTGGACCCACCTGACCTGCAGATGTCTTCTCGCCTCTGCGATAACGTCCGCGCGCGTCGTCATTGCCCGCCCTGCCCCGGCGCCTGGCCGCCGAAGACGAGGATCTGGTCCATGCCAGGAAGGAATGGCTCGCCGCGGAAGTTGTCGCCGTTCAGCCAAGTAGCCACGCAGTCCTCGAGAAACCGTTTGCCGCAGCCCGGGATCATCGAGTAGGTGTCACCCACCGCCACCGGATACGGGAAGCTCAGGCGCAGCGACATCGTGCCGGGGACATAGGAACCGACTTCCATCGACAGCCCGGCATTCGCGCCCGAGGTCATCGTCATGAGGCCATACGTGAAGCGACCCACGTTGCCGGTTGGTGTCGCCATGCCGCTGCTCACATAGGCCGAATACACGTGCGCCGCATCGGTAGGGCCGTTGGCCGCATCGGTCGCGAGCGGCCTCGTGTCAACCGGGATGCTGAAGTGATCGGAGTCGATCACGGTAATGATGTAATTGCGCCCGTTGATCCCGTTCGAGTCCTGCTGCGTGACGCCGACGACATCGCTGATCAGAACCATCTGGCCGCTGGCGTAGCCGTGCGCCGGGCATGCGACAACCGCCTCCTTCGCTTGCGACACGCCAGTGATTGGTTTGCCGGCAGCGGGTCCGGGCTCTGTGCGCGCAGCGTCGTTGATCACGCGCCCGTCAGCCGATACGGCTTGCACGGTGCCGGTCACCGTCAGCGGCGCGAGGTCTTTTTTGCAGCGCGCATCGCCGAAATTAGCGCGGCAGGCTGGGCTGTACAGCTCGCCGATCATGCGGGTGTAGGCGTCAGCCAGGCCACGCAGTTCGGCCGTAAAATCGCTGCGGCGCGAGGTTACCTCTCCGAGGCGGCCGCGCACCAGGCGCAGCGGGCCCATGGTCAGATCGCTGTAGTTGACCTGAAAGATGAACACCTCGGCGTAGTCCCACAGACCGGCGTTCAGATCGGCTTCGGTGATGCCATCAGCCGAGAGCACGCTCTGCACTTCCATGTTGTCGACCGCCATCGTAGACGTGCCGACGATGGAGCTTGGCGTGTAACCGGTCGCCGCGGAGTAGTTCACACCGTCGATCACCAGATTGTCGCTGTAGTCGGTGAAGCCGTACACGGTCCCGTTTTGCAGCACCGCGCGCCAGCAGGTGCACAACGTGGTCAACTCTCCGGCGAAGTGATTCGCCAAGGCGATCGATATCTGCTGCATGCGTCAGTCCATGAAAAAAGCCGGCACGTGGCCGGCTTTGTTGTGGTGCATTGATGGGTTTAGAGGCGAAGTTCGACGATCGGCAGGCTGAACAGATGGAAGTAGACATCGTGCACGCCCGCCGCGCCGCCGGCACCAGTCGCGCCGATGAATTCAGCCTTCAACTGGTCGGTGTCGAAGCGCACCGGTACGTCAAACTCCCCGGTCCACGTGAGATTGCTGCCCGAAACGCCCGTCACGATGCCGGTGGTCGTGTCGACACTTGCGCCGGTCTGCAGCGTGCCGCCGCTGTAGACCTTGACCGTGCCGGCGATCGGCTTGCTGATCTTGCGCGAGTTGAAGTTCGGGCCGGATGGATACTTCTTGTACATCTGGTATCCAGTGCCGCCAACGATAGGAACCAGAACCCCACCGCCTTCGTCCTTATAGTCCATCCAGTCTTTGAAGCGGAACCCCTGCGCGCGGCCCTGGCGTGCGTTGAAGAAGTTCTTGATCGTCATCAGGTCGCCCGGCATCATTGGCCGCTCACCCAACTCCCAGCGTCCCAGGGGCGTCGGCCAGTCGGCGTTGCGCGATTCCCGACCGGAGTTGACTACGACGACAGTCGTCGAGAAAAGCGGGCCGCCGACCGTGTGATAGATGATCAGATTGTCGTCGACGCGGACTTCTGCGAAAGCTGGTGTGGTCATCCGATCTTCCTCTGGGCGCGCATCATGCCGATGCTTGTTGCATGCGCGAGCTGTGTTTGCGTATCACGCGTTACCGGGCCACTAAAGTTGAAGTGGTTGTGGTTGACCATCGGCTGCGATGACTGAGCGCGACCTGAGCGGATAATGTTGGCCTCGGAAGCCGGGACGATCATCTCATCCCTGTGGATTTTCGCGATCATGTCGTGCGGTACGCGGTCGGTACCCACATCGAAGCTCAGGAGCGACGAGAACCAGGAGCCGATGCCTGACCAAGCACTTGCGCCGCCAGCGTCGCCGACCATCGCCATGTCGGCATTGCTAAAGGATCCGGCCGAGGATGACGATTTCCCGAACAGGCTTGCGATGCCGGCGATCAGACCACCGCCCGAGCCTCCACCAGCTCCGCCAATCCCACCTGCCCCAAACAGAGACTCGAACAGCATCTGCCCAAGCTTCTTAGAAGCCATCTCCTGAACCGTCTGCAGGATGCTCGAGCCGAACTGTTTGAAGGCTTGGCTGGCAGACTTGGAGCCCGAAATGATGCTCTGGAACATCGTTGCAAAGCCGTTCTGGACACTACTGTCCAAATGCTCCTTCACGCGCGCCGTCTCCGGGTTCATCTCGGTCAGCGTGCTGTCGCTCCTGGCCTTTGCAAGGTTGAGCGACTTCAATCGCTGGTCCTTGACGTCTTGCGGGGCATCGGACGCTTCGATCAGCGCTCGTTCCTTGGCAATAAGCTCGTCGAGCTGCCGCGCTTCCTGCTGTCGCAGTTTGAATATCTGCTGCTCAGCCTGATACTTGGTGAGATTTCCGGCCTTGAGCGCAGCATTGACCGCTTCTTCCTTGGTCTGCGTCTCTTCCTGAATCTTTTTGACTGCATCACCGTATGCCGCCCACGATGCCGTCAATTTGGCGGTATCAATCGCCTGCTGCGCGAGCACGGCGTGCTCATAGTCGCCATTACGCAGGTACTCTTCCTGATCCTTCTTGAGCTTTTGGACCTCGCGAGCGAGTGCAGCCTGATTCCGCTTGCCCTCGGCCTGCAACTGCTGGGCGTCAAGCTGCAGCCCCTTCTCTTTCAGCGCGTTCAGATCCTTCTCGCGCTGCACCTCGACCGATTTCTCATTGTCCGACAGGTCGCGCTTACGCAACGTGATCTCGGTGCCTGCGCGGTTTGCGCCAGCGCGGTCGCCCTGCCGCTGATATGCCGCCCGCTCACGCTCGAGCTCGGCAATCTGCGCGTTGACGCTCTTGCGCATCGTGGCGAGCTTGTCGTCGTAGTACTCGTCGATCGAGATCTTGTTTGCCTTGTACAGCTCGTCCTCGGCCTTCATGTGACGGGCGAGTTCGTCCTCTTCCAGGCGCAGATCGTTCTTGGCGTCGTCGAGGTTCGCGTCGTAATTCTTGAATCGACCACCCTTCGACTTGCCGCCGCCGAGACCAGCCGCAGCCTCCTTGTTCGCAGCCAACTGTGCGGCGATGTCCTTGTCTCGCTTGACCTTGTCCTCGACAGCTTTTGCGGCCGGCGACACTTCCTCGCCGCGGCCCCAGTCGCCCGAAGCTCCGCCACGCGTAGCGCCTTTCGCAGCGGGTTGCGGGCCGAAACCGAGTTTCCCTTGTTTCTGGCCGCTAGCCCGGTTGTTCGCCTCGATCTGCGCCGCAGCGGCGTCATCAGACAGGAAGCCGAAGAACTGCTTGGTGCGAACCCACATGTTCTGGAATGCATTCGCGACCTTGTCAGCCAGGGACGAGGCCCAATCGCCAACCGAGTGCCCGAACACATCCAGTTTCGAGATCCAGTCTCCGAGCCCAGCATCCCAGATCAGCAGAATGATGCCGATCGGGCCAGCCAGACGGAGCAACCACTTCAGCATGAAGCCGATTGCGGTCGCGATGACGCCACCCACACCGGTCACCATCGCGCCGAAGCCGCCAAAAGATGCGCCAGTAACACCGAGCAGCGCGCCGAGCGGACCGAACAGACGCGTCACGCCTGCGATCGTCAGCGAGAGGCTGCCAAGCGCGCCGGCCAGGCCAAGCATGAAGCCGAACACCGGGTGATCCTGGCTCAGGTGACCCAGTACCTCGATGATCTTGGTAAATCCTTCCAGCAGCGGATTCAGGACCGGCAGCAGGGTCGTTCCGATGGCGATCGCTAGGTCATTGATCGCCTTGTGAAAGCGCTCCCAGTTTGCAGCGGACAGACCCTCACCATTCTTGACTTGTTGATCCTTGCCGGCAGCCTGATTTATGTTGGCCGAATCTTTTTCGATTAGCTCTTTCTTCGACAGGAGCTGGAACGCTGCTTCCGACGCATTCCGATTCGGGAACAGAACATCGGTCTTGGACTTGACCGCGTTCAGGTCGTCCATGTTGACGCCGGCGGCGATTAGCGCTGGGCGCAGGTATTCGTCGACCCAACGTTTAAAATTCTTGCCGACGATATCGGTGCCGGCAATAGCGCCCGCCTGAATGCTGGTGACGCGGTTAGTGCTCTCGTTGACGTTGACCTTGCCCGGGTCGACCAGCCCGAGCTTCATCCACTCGTCACGGTTCTTGGTCGTGATCGCGTTCGACTTCGTGATGCTGTTGACGAACGAGGTCAGCATCGTGCCGACGCGCCCGCCAGTGCCGCCGCCGATCGTATCCTGCTCGATCATGGCGGCAAACGTGACAAGGGCCTCGTCATCCATCGTGCGGCCCAGGCCGCCCTTGGCATAGGTCAGGTTGCCGAACAGGTTGTTCGGGTTCACGCGGCCTTGCGTGGCGGCGACGATCTTCGTGACCAGATCCTGCTGCGCCGCCATTGCGGCCGGGTCCATGGTGACGCCGCGGCCTTCGAGGAATTTGGCGAAGTTCAGCGTGCCCTGCTCGTCCAACTTTTTACCGCTCGGCATCGACAAGTTGATGGCGAAAACGGACTGCGCGAACCCCTTCAGACCGGTTGCGGCTTCGTGTGCGCTGCCAGTGGCATTGCGCAGGTCGATCGCCATCTCGAGCAGCTCGTTCTGGTCGAACTGGTGGAAGTCGCGGCCGGTCTGGCGCACCGACTGGTGGATCGCATCCGATTCCCCTGGCGTCAGGTTCATGTTGCGCAGGCGGTTGTCGGTGCGCTCGTATTCAGCGGCATCTTGGACCGAGGCTTTCAGACCTTTCTCGATCTTGAAGGCCGCCCATAGCGTCGCCATGCCCTGAATCGACGACGCAAGCGCGTTCACGTGGGTATTCGCACCCTGCGCGCCGACGCCAACGCCGTTCATGGCCGCACCGGCTTCGGTCCCGGCAGCAACTGCTGCGCCACCCATACGCGCAAGCCCAGCCGTAGTTGCGCCGAGTTGGCCGACAATGCGCTCAAGCGACAGCGACAGCGCCGCCATCGTGGTTTCCAGGCGCCCGGTTTCAGCCGAAGCCACTCCGGCCTGCGTGCCGATAGCTCCGAGTTCTGCTGCGGCGCCGGCAGAATTGGTCTTGATCAGGCCCAGCGATGCGCCAAGCGCATCCATTCCGACTGCGAGACCAGTCATCCGGCTGGATACTCCGGAAACGGCAGCTTCCAGCCCTTCCAGCGTCGAGATGAACGCTCTGACTGGTGCACTCGCGGTGTCGACCAGGTTCAGGCGCATTTCGATGTTCATGGATGCCATGTGTTCTCGCTCGGTTGTGCTAGATTTACAGAATGCAGAGGCTGCTGAAAAAGCTTTGCTACTACTCTTGGCTCGGCATCATCGCCGCATGCGCCGTGTGGATCGTCTCGCGCATTCCCTGGCACTACACGCTGATCGGCTTTACCGTCCTGGCGATTGCAGTACGAAGATCGCGGATAGAGCTCGACGAGCGCGCCGATCGCTTGGGTGCCACAGATGTTTCGTCCTTGTCCCCGCTCGCCTACGAGGATTACTGCGCGTTACTCCTGTGCGATGCCGGATGGCACGCGCATACGACGCCCCTGCAGGATCAGGGCGCCGATGTTGTCGCGGTTCTTCGCGGGACGAAAGCCGTAATTCAATGCAAGATGTACACGCGCCCAGTCGGAAACCGGGCGGTGCAGGAGGTTTTAGCGGGGAGGATGTACTACGGAGCGCACATAGCCGTGGTTGTCAGCCCGGCGTCATACACGCTCTCGGCAACAGAGCTTGCCAGCAGAACGCAGGTGTTACTGCTGCACCATGACCAACTCCATTTGCTGGAGCGTCTTGCGAGAATACGCTGAGTCTCAGAACTTCCGATGCTTGACGTCAGCCATCGTGCATACACCCTTTGTCACCGTCGCGCGCCTGGTGTCGTCCCATTTTTGCAATGCACGCTTTCCACTTTCGGACAACTCGGAATAGAACGTGCGCACAACCGAGAGGTTGGAGCGATCGATCTTGTACGCGATGGTTTTGTTGAAGGTATCGCTTTCGGACTCGACGTTATACCCGACTTCGCGAGCAGAAAAGAAGCCCTTTGCATTGAAGGCCGAGCCATCCGAATCAGTATGGGTGACGTTGCCACTGGCCTCGTCGATCTTTACCGAAAAGCGGAATTCGCTCGCGGCGCCAGGCGGCGGGCTATCGAATTTCGTGACGCAATCCAGATAAACTGGTGCGGCAAAGGCGAAGTTTGCAGAGGAAAGGAGTGTCGCCGCGAAGGTTGTCTTCTTCATTTCCTGCTCCGTTGGAGAAATGACAACCGACTCTACCACGCTCCTCCACCATCCGCATCAGCGATTTGTCATCAATTGTCAGCAGGTGCAGTTAGCTTCTGGATGGCTTCGTTGACCTTGTCGCCTTCAAGGTTGGCAGACATCCAGCCGTGAGAGAGCCGCTGAGCCGCTTCCTCGCGCTCCAAAATCGTGGCTTCGCGAATAAACAGCTTGATCTGACTCAGGGTGTAGCCTGGGATGTCGCCCCATCGGTGGCCGGCGCGGATGAGTCTAGCGACGATGGCGCCCCAGTCCCATTCACGGCCTGAGTGAGGCGCTGGAGTACGGGAGACATCCGCTGGACGAAAAAATCCCGGTTCACCTGAATCACGGCCGCCATCAGTGCTAGACCTTCGTCGGACGGCAGCGTATCGAACCACTCGCGCTTCTTCTTCGCCGCCAGGCATAGCAGCGAGAGCAGATCTTCGCCGCCGGCCGATGCGATCTCGATCAGGTTGCCATCCTCGATGACGCTCTTGATCGACGCGAAGCACTTCGCGACTTTTGGAAGTTGGCCGAACACGAACGGGGAAACGGTAATCGTCTCCCCGCCAGCGACGACCTCTTGGCCCGGAAACAGGGCTTTCAGGTCTTCGCTCATAGGTTACGCCTTGGTGATGGTGAAGAACTGCGACAACGGCGAAGCGGCGGTCGGCAGCGGCTTCGCCTGATCCTGCAGCAGCATGCCATCGAGCTCGAACGTCATGTGCTTGCGCTCGATCATGTTCAGGGTCTTGGCCATATCCGGCGCCCACTGGTAGCACTCGACGCGCACCGGCTGGTTCGAATTCGCCGTGTTGATGCCGAGCAGCATGATCGAAAACACCGGCTGGTTCGCGGTGAACGCCTCGACCTTGCCGCTATAGGCAGCGTAGGCGTACGACACCGTGGTGGTCAGCGGGAAGGTGGCGGTCGACGTCGGCAGGATCGTCACGGCGCCGAGGTTGCCGTCGACAACGTAATCCGTGCCTTCCACCAGGCCGGAAATCGCCACGGTCGACACGCCCGGGTGCGCCAGGGGTGCAGTCGAATCGGCGTACAGCACGATCGGTTCAGCCGAAACGGTGCCGCCAGCCTGCGCGCCAGACTGGGTACCCCACACGGCGCGCTCCCAGTTGTCCAGCTTGATGTTCAGCAGGCGCATCTTGACCGAGATCGAGGTTTCGGTCGGGATGTGCGCAGCGGTCAGGCCGAGGCCGGTCTGGCTCTCGTTGATGTCTTCGAACTTCTGCTTCGGGTCGATCGTGAACATGTCAGCGTCGCCAACCGCCTTGTAGCCACCGATCATCGCACCGTTCATGGTGCGCGCTGCGAGGAACAGCTGTCCCTGGAAAAGGCCGTAGGAATTGTCGTTAAATGCCATGATGATTTACCTTTCGGGGAGTTGATTTAAGCCGCGGCGATGCTGCGATCGGTCTTGGCGACGATCTTGACCACGTTGCCGGCAGTGCCGCCAGAAGCCACCGTGATACCGGTCACGTCGATGAACACCTTGCTGACGTCGGACAGGTTGGTTTCCGCGCCATCGGTCAGGGTCGTGATCGCGGCAGTGACAGTCGCCGTGGTGCCGTCGAACTTCTTGCCGGTGATCGACAGGTTCGTGCTGCCAGTCAGCGCACCGACGTTCTTCGCCACCAGCTTGGCGCCGGAATACTTGGTCTTGTCGATCGCAGCCAGGTGGGTGTAGGTACCGGCTGCCGCGCCAGTCACGTTCACGCGGGCGATGTCCAGATCGGCACCGATGAACACGTTCTTCGCCGACAGCGTTTTCAGGTGGTCCGTGAAGGCGCCATGGAAGCGCAGCGTCGGTGCGCTCGCGTTCAGGGTCGACAGGTAGGCGTCCAGACTTGCCACGCCGGCGTAGCGCTTCAGGTGGTTGTCCAGCGCCCTGAGCATCGCGCTGATGCCGGGGATGCCCAACAGGAAGCCGGTCGGCATCACCGGATGCGATTCATCCAGGTCGCGCGCCGCGGGCAAGAGGTCGGCGGTCACCGCTTCGTCGTTGGAGTCGAGCAGGTATTGCGCGATGCTGTTGGAGCCCGAGAGCACGGCATTGCTGGCAGCATCGAGGCCGGCGGTGAAGGAAGCGTCGAAATTCGGATCGCCCACCGACATGGCGGCGAAGCGTGCGAGCTTGTCGCCGATTTCCTGCAGGGCGGCGTTACTAATGAGAGGCATGGTTGTTTCCTTATCTTCGGAGGTAGAGAAACCCGCTCATCGCGGGCGGGATGCTGCTACATGACTGCGTCGACGGTGTAATGCTGTTCGTAGGCGAGGCGGTCCGGGTAGACCATTGCGAGTTTCTGGCCGGTGAACCGCCAGCGGTGGCCGGATGGCGCGGGCTTTCCGTTGCCGCGCACCGCGGTAATTACGGCTTCGAGCAGCGGGAATTGGACGTCCAAGAGGTCGTCCTGGCTTACGTACTGCACGTAGATCACCACGCTAAACACCTGCTGGATGTTCTCGATCAGCGGAACCATGCCGCCGAATCCGCCGCTTTGCGAGGTTCCGTAGGGCGGCTCGTTGACCTGATCCTTGCCGAACATGATCCATGCGGCAGGCAGTGGAATCTTGGTCATCGCCGGATCCGCGCCGCGCCCGCCCAATGCCAAGCCCGCAGTTGCAATCCCTGGCACGGAATTCACGCGCGCCACGAGGTCTTCGGCGTTCTCAGAGATCATTCTTGCGCTTCCTTTCCGGCGTGCCGGGTGTATTTTCGGCCAGTTCCAGCCGTGCGGCACGTACGCCGAGGGTGGCGCGGATGACGAAATCCGCCTCGTCGTCCGGCAGGTCAACGAGTGCGCCGGCTGCGTGGCGAATCACCTTGCCGTCGAGGTGCTGATCGTGGTTTTGAAACAGGCGCACCGTTTTCACAACAGCGCCTCGATGAACTGGATCGCGCTGAACTCGGTCGCTGAGACTTCCGCATCGGACCAGCCAAGGAACGGGCGCGCTGCCATGTGCTCTGTGCCGTCCTGCAGATAGCCGGCGTAGCCGACCTCGGTGCCGATCGTCACGCCGCCGCCATCGGTCTGGAACTTGATCGAATTGAGCAAGTCGCCCCTGTCCCACAGCAGCCCCTGCCCCGCGTTGCCCTTCTTGATGCGGTGTCGCTCGGTGCTAGGCTGCCACGGCGACCACGGCTGGTTGTCCGGATCGTGCTTCGACTGCTGGATGCGAGCCTGGGCTGCCTGCTGCGCCTGACGCCCTACGAGCTCCATCCACGGCGACATGTTGAGCATGGCGAGCCGGTTCAGACCTGCGAGCGCCTGGCTCAGATCGATGGTCATCGTCATATCGTGATCAGCCTCAAGTGCGCGACGTAGCCGATGCTGGTGTAATCGGGCGCATCTACCACGTAGCGGATGCCCTCTTCGTCCTGCACGACGTCGTCCTGCTTCAGCATTCCTTCGGGCAGCGGGATGAATGTGGTCCAGTGCGTTACCGCCTGCCCCATCGTGGCCGCGTACTGCGCCTGCTTGATGTCTTCGCGCTTGAACTGCATGAAAACCGGGATGCCGGTGGCGAAGAAGTCGATGGTTTGATTGCCGTCCGCATACGAGCCGCGGCCAACGGAAATCACGTGGTTCGTCGATACCGCCTGAATCGGCAGATTCGGCTGCATGTCGCCGATGTAGAAGGTGCCGGCTGGTCCCTTCAGGATGTCGCGTGGCTGCAGAATCCTGCCATCGGCGTAGCAGTACCAGGTCGGTGTCTGGTACTTGTTCGGGATCGCGAACTTCTTCTCGGCGGCGAGTGCAACCGGGATGCGTGCAATCTTGTAGAGGTCATCCGTTACCGCGATTGGATCGTCGAATCGATAGACGTCGTACATCATGCCGGCCTTTGCCGCCAGCTTTGCATAGCCGGCGTAGAGCAGGTTCTGGAGGCGGTCCCCGGTCATCATTTCAGCCTCAGCATGTCGATGCCATTGCCGCAACTCGTATCCAGAACGCTTGCCACTTCCACGGCCTTGCGGGCGCTATGCCCGAGATGCATCGCAGCCAAGGCGTAATCGCGACCGGATCCCATTGCCGAGAACTTGTCTTCGAACGGCAGTGCGATAGGCTCGCGCTCGTACTTATGCACTTTGCCTTCCAGCGTAATCACCATGAGGTAAGCCCTGCAGTATTCGCCGTTGCGGTTGTCTGGGAAAGAGGAAGCATCGGCTCCAGCGCAGTACCAGGCCATCAGTGCGCGGCCGGTATCCAAGTCGCCCGATGCGCCGATCAACTCGCCGCTCGGGGTGCGCATGATCTTGGTAACAGTGGCCGCATGGCCTGCTACAGTGGCCCTCTTATCTGCTGCCAAGGTGCGCCCGTCCCACGCGATGCAAGTCATACTCGCACCAGATTCAAGCTGCCACCGCCACCCAGCTCCGGCCCAGGCTTGAAGCCCAAGAACGCGCACATCCGGCGCCGCACCGAGTCAAACAGCCGCTCGCGGTCCGCCTGCTCATTGGTATTGCGCTGCCACACAGCCGCCACGTTCGTGTCAAGGTTGTCGCTGACCGTGAGAATGGCGGCCTCGAGCGATTCGAGTGGCGTGAGGAATTTCTCGATCAGTACCGATTCCTCGCCGTCCGTCAGGTTTGCGAGCTTTTCCGTGATCGACACGAGGGGCTGAAAACGATTCGCCGAAATTGTGTAGATCGTGTCTGGAAAATTGCCGTTCAGTGTCGGATAGCCCATCCAGCGACGGGCATCGACTTTTTGCGCGTCGGTAAGCATGGCGCTTCCTTATTCAGATTTCGACTTACGGCCGCGACGGGCAGGAACATCGTGGATAGATTCTTGGTCGACGGGCGTATCAGGCGCTTCACGACGCTCGCACTCAGACCATCCGGCCAACTTGTGGCTCGCCAAGGTAGTTGGGTGCACCTCAAGGTAGTCGGCACCGTTTGCAACCGGGATCAATTCTGACATTCTCGCCTCGTAGTGTTGAAATGCCCGAGCCCGAAGGCCCGGGCAGCCTTCTTAGCCCAGAAGCAGCGCAACCATGTTCGACTGCACCACTTTGAAGCCGTAGGCCAGGTGCAGACGCCAGGTCACCATACCGTCACCCACCACTTGCACCAGCAGGTAGGTCATACCCATGGCGTCGCTGATCAGCGTTTGCGTGATCAGGGGCGATGCAGGGATGATCGGCGGGCGCATCACGCCGACGACTGCCGAACGCTCGAACGCCAGGTTCGGGGTGTAGCTGCCGCCGATGGTCATGGCGTTGGAGGTGGCGATCACCTTGCGGGCGCCAGGACGGCCCAGGCTGATGGTGCCGGGAGCGGCCACGCCGTTGTTGACCACATACTTATTGGTCGTGTCGGCAGCGAAGGAGACCACGTCGCCGGCGAGCACGGTGCCGGCGCCGGTTGTGAGCGCGATGTCGGTCACGCCGACAGCGGTCGAGCCCGAGGTCACATAGCTTGCGCCGGTGCCGGCGGTGTGCAGCGAGATACCAGCGGATTCGCGGATGGCGAAGCCAAACTGGCGCAGCAGGTCGCCAGAACGGCGCTCTGCGTCGCTACCGGCCTGATAAGCCTGCTGCACGATGCCCAGCTTGCGAGCCGCGGTGCCAGCCACCGAATCGATGCACAGCTGCAGATCGGACATGGGCGATCCGTTATCCATCAGGATCTTGCGCACATCGGCGATGGCATTGATGTCGGACGCGAACGGGTTGGTGCCAGCGGTGCCGACAGCGCGCGAGGCGCCGGCCTTGATTGCGTTGACAGCAGCGGTTTCCGCGCCGTTACGCAGTGCGCGCATGCCCTGGGCGATCATCTGACGCACCCATTCGGTGTCGTTGCCGCCGTTTTCCAGCGAGCGGATCTGCTCGCCGGTCATGTTCCAGGACACGAACTTGTTGGCGGTGATCTGGACCGGGATGCCGACTGCGGTGGCGTCCGAGCCTGCCGAGGTGGTCATCGACGGGGTGTAGTCCGAGGTCGAGGCGGTCGGAGCGACCGGCACGGTGACGGTATCGCCGATGGCGACGCCTTTGTCATCGAAGGTTGCGTTGATCGCGCTGACGACGCCGAACGGCTCGTTGCAGACTTCCTGCGCGGCGGCGAACAGGGTCGGTTGGAGTGCGGTGAATACGTTTGCCATGATGTGACTTTCAAAAATAAAGCCCGCTCATGGCGGGCCGTGGGTTCGAAGGATTGTGTTAGCTGATGACCCTGTAGCCCTCGGCCATCTTCGCCGCGCGCAGTTTGGGCGGGAGTTGGTCAAACGCTGCCTGGGAGATCGTTTTGCCGCCGGCGTTATTGCCGCTTCCCTTAGCACCACCTCCCGTGGTGCCGGATGCGTCAAATGCACGGCCAAACTCGTCGGACTGGCGCATCTCGACCACCAGGTCCTTGATCGTGAGGAATTCACCCTTGCCATTCACGCGCGGGCCATTCTTGTCGACCACTCGCACCACGTACTCGCCGTCTTCCTCGACCACCTTCACGGCGGCGCGGATATGAGGAAGTAGCAGCGCGGCCGACCCTTTGGCTTCGGCCAGCGCCGTCACGGCAGCAGCATCCACGAGGTGGCGGGACAAGGCACTCTCACGGGCGGAGATGGCTTCGTCCTTTTTCGACAGTTCCGTGCGGTGCTGGCTGACCATCTGGTCACGCAGCTTTTCCCATTCGCCGTTCTTGGTCAGGTTTTCACGCTCAGCCTGTGCCTGCGTCTCGATCAGCGCCTGAATTTCTTCGGGAGATTTACCGAGGGCGGACCAAGCTTTCACTTGGCTGGCGGCTGCCTTTGCTGCGTCACGCTCCTTCTGCAGGGCGCTTTTCAGGTTGGCAGGGTCTTCGTAGCCATCCACGTCAAGGACGAACTTCCCGTTCGCTTCCTTGTAGAGACTACGCTGGGCTTCTGGAATGGCGTCGATTGCTTCGACGGTAAAGGGCAATGGCATGAACGTCCTCTCGACGTGAATTTCGCCCATCTCGGGCATGAAAACCGCCAGTCATCGCGAATGGCAGGCAAAGAAAAGCCGCCGAGGTTGCCAGGGCGGCTTCGATAAAGCTGTGTTCTTTCTATGAAGCGCGCAGCAGAGACTGTACTGTCGTCCCGCCACTCACCTTCTCGCCTACTGGTTGCTCGGCTGAGCGCTGCCAGTTCCACCAATCATGCCGAGCGCCGGCTTTTGCGCATCGATGCGTTTTTTCTCGTCCTGCCAGTCGATGTCGGGCGACACGATGCCGCGGCGCTTCATCTCGGAGAAATACGTTTCGTCACTAATCTTCCCTGCACTCGCGGAATCGAGCAGGATCTGCGTCGATGCCTCGGCCAGCGATGCGGCGCCGAAGTCCTTGAACAGTTCGACGTGACCGCCAGACTGTTCGCCCACCCACATGGCCATGATCTGCAGTGCCTGGTCGAGTGCGTCCTCGAGGTTCTGCGCGATCCGGTGCAGCGCGCACATGCCAACAGCGTTCTCTGCGGCAGTCTGCGTCGCCGTGATCTTCCCGGGACGCAGGACAAGCAGCTCAGCACCGGCTTGGCGCATGCGCTCTTCCAGCGCTTCCAATTCGTCTGCGCCGGCCTCGATCGCCTTACCGCTATGCTCCACGAACTTCATGTCGCCGCCGGTCGGGATTTTGACTGCGGTCGAAGCGCCTACTGTCAACTCGAATTTCTCGTCATCGACACCGATCACAGCCAGGATCGGCACACGTGCGACATGCAGGATGGTCTGCTGGTCGCTGGCACACTGCCAATGCGCGACATTCAGGTTTGCCACCTCGATCAGCGGCGGCGTGCCGACCATGAACTCGCACCGCTCCCCGTACACCGGCACGTAGGGGATGGTCTTGAGCGTCGTGGTGCCCTCATCGAACAGCATCCACTCCTTCTTATCACTCTGGCGGTAGACCTGCCATGCGCCCGGCGTCAAGACGCGCACCTGCTCGACCTTCTTCAAGCCAAATGCGCCATCAGGCTCATCCACGCATTCCAGCAGGCGCAATTGCGTCAGCACCCATGCGCCGGCCACGTATTCATCACGCCAGCCAAGGACTTGCCAAGGGTGGATCTGGATGAAGTACGGGCGCAGGCCGGCTTTACGCTCATCGGCGACTGTCTTGATGCCCTCGGCCTTCGGGAAATCGACCAGGATGCCGCAGATGCCATAGCCTAAGGCTGACTGCATGACGTCCGCCGCGAAGGCATCGATGTTCCGGCCACGCAGGTCGGCATCCTTAAGCCATTCGGCAATCTGTGCCGGTACATCGTCGCCGATCGTGACGGGCTCCGCAAACGGCTTGCCGGTCAAGGTAAAGACGGTGCGCTTGTAAGCCGGAAACAGCACGGCAGTCGCCAAGCGGCAGGCGTAGGCGTCCTCTTCCTCGTTCGGCCACTTGGGCAGGTACTGCTTGCCGGCGGCGCGCATGGCCCGGGTTCCACCGAGCAGTGCACGTGCCAATTCCCAATCCGGCTCCATCGCCGTGACGGAATCGGTTTTTGTGCTGACGTCGCTCATAGAATCCTTTACATGCGCAGTGTCGTAACGACTGCAGTACGCTTGAGAATCGGGTACTTGTAGACGATGAAATAGCCGGAGGCGTCCAGCACGTGATCCAGGCCGCCGGACTTATCCGGCTCGCCGTTCTTGTCGTAGGCCTGCTTCTCCAGCGACTCGACCAGGTGCGGACAGGTGTCCACGTTCACGCGGAAGCGCCTGATTCCCTCGCTATGAATCATCTTGTTGTAGCTCAGCACGCGGTCCTTGATGGCTGGATTGCGGCTGTTGACGCACACCTGAAAGCCGGCCTGCTTGAGCACAGCAAGGTCAGACTCGGATGCGTTGTTCGACTTGCGGCTGTTACCCGAGGCGTCCGGATAGACCATGATGCTGTGGCCACGCTCCTTGTATCGGGCGCGCAGCACTGCGGCCATAGCGGGCGTATCCAGTATCTCGACGTGCTCCATCACCGCGTGCGGGTCGCCATCACGCATCACGAAGATCACCGCTGCCATCTGGCCTACGTTGAAGTCCATGCCAACGTGGAGCGTTTCGCCATCCTTGATCGTCTCGCTCGTCGCGTTCTTGGCGCGGTCGAACTCGGCGTACACACTGCCGGACGTCAGGTTGACGAACTCGCCGTCAAGGTAGGCGGCAAGCAGGTTGCTCGGGTAGGACGCCTTGAGGCTGTCGATGTACCCTTCCGGCAGGTTCCGGCTGTTGCTGTAGGTACTGGCCTTGATCAGCCGGTACCCTGGCGCGCTCGTTTTCTTCCAGCGCTCGTAGACGAAGCGGAAGCCCTCGGGCGTCGTTGCCACTCCTACCGTGTTCAGCGATCCATCCGGCTTCTTTTGCCTGTTGCGGCTGATGATCTTGTTCCAGACTTCCCGCGCCTGCGTCGGCTTCAGGGTGTCCAACTCGTCAACCAGGCTGTCCGCCACCTCGTAGCCGACAATGCGCTCGGGCGTATCCATCGTGCGGAAGATGATCTCGCCGGCGTTCTCGAGCTCGATCACCGCGTTGGATTTGTTGATCCGGTACGGCACCTGATGCTGCTCGAGCATCTCGGCGAAACGCGGGAAGCCGATGTTGCGCACCAGGTCGAAGGTCGGCAGGTAGTACGCGACGTTCTGCGCCGGGTACGCCAGCTTCTTGATTAGCGAGCGCGTAACAGCTGCGTGCGTCTTGCCGCTACCGAAGCCGGCTACGAAGGCTGGGAACTGGTCGGCACAAGTGACGAACTCGAACTGAGGGTCACTCAGCTGGATTTGCGTCGTCATACCGGAGGATCTGGATCACTGGCGGTCCCGATTGAAGCGGCGCACCGTCCTTGCCGGTAAGCTCCGTTGTCTGCATCGCCTTGCCGTATCCGCGGTCGATCAACTCCTTGGCAGCAGCGACGCGGGCTGCTGGCGAGACCGAGACGTCTTTCATGATCTCGGCAAGTGTTTTCACGGCGTCTGGTCCATGTTCCTGTGCGAGCGCCTTAATATCGGCCGCTACTTTGTTGGTGGCGCCCTTTTGCCGACCACCGGTCTTGGGCAGTCCCTTGGGGCGTCCTACCATTTCTATTCCTATCTACTTTAGAAATTCACCGCGACGACCAAATATCAAACGCCTCGTCAAGGTCCGCCCGATCCTCCGACGTCTTCACGCCAGCCGGGCGGAACAGGCTGCGCAGCATGCCGCGAACGTGATCCGGAATGCAGGCTGCGAGCTCAATGAACGTCATGCCGGACTTACCGTACCCTTTGCGGCGCAGGATCCGCTGCGCTTCCTCGCACTCGGCCAGGTGATCAGCTATGCGGTTCAACTGCTTTAGGTCGGCGACCTTTGTCGCGCTATAGCCCGGCCCGAGAACAGCGCGCAGGATCACCGCACGGTAGATTTCGGCGTTGTGCATGGCTCGGCCCAGGATTAGACGGCTGTCAGCGGGTACATCACATCGAGCACCTTGCCGGCGCTGTCGGCCACCGTAGCGGCGTAGACGGTGCCAGGCACGAGCGCGACGTCCTTCACGGTCAGCGCACCTTTCGAGCTGGCGGTCAGGTTCGTGAAGCGCTTGACGAGGGCGAGCGTCGACGGTGCGAAGACTGTCATGCTCAAGCCGGTCAGCTTTACGAGTTTCGTATTGGCTGGGCCTCTGATCGTGCCAGCGACCGGAGTCGGAGCCGGGATCGGATCGGGTGCTGGGATCGGCGCCGATACAACGGCTGGCGTGAATGCGTCCACTACTTTCGCCACGCCGCTCACTGGGTCGCTGCCGAAATACGCGTTGGTTGCGACGAACGTCCCGCTCACGAGCGCATAGACGTACTTTCCGTTGTACCCGTAACGTACCGTAGTGTCTGCCGGGACTGTTACGGTGCCGTTTTCGACGCCCACCTGCGCCCAGGTGCCAGATACCGTAGGTGCGGGGACAATCTTGATGGTTGTCGCAGGGGCGGGGGCCGGGTCAGGTGTTGGCAGAGGAGCCGGGGCCGGGGTCGGTGCGGGCGTAATAGCACCTTCGGCTAATAGCCGTGGCAGGATGGCGAACTCGGCGCCCAAGCCATAGTCCGGCTTGGTTGGGCGACCCATGAACTTGGCCCAGGCACTGTCGCCGCCCGGGTAGCCGCTGTCGACCGCTGCGGCCAGACCCGGCTGGTAATTCGACGGGTAGCCGGCGTAGTAGCTCGGGTAGCCATCGATGTCGCCCGGCAGGCAGCCGGGATGCAGGGCCAGCTTCGCTGGTGTGTTACAGGCGTACTGCTGCTCCTGCGCCGGCACGGTGTGCTGCATACACTCTGCCAGCGTGGAGAAGAACGGCGAGGTGTCGGTCGCCCGGATCGCAATGTTGTAGATGCAGGCGTCTTGGATGCAGACCGCCGGGTCAAGCATGCGCCCGATCTGGAACTTGGCCTTCCAATACAACAGGCGCTTGGCCTCGGCATCGTCCAGCAGCTCGATCGCGTGGCCGAGAGCTTGGGTGAAGAAGTCGTCCATCCATGGCGCAAAGCCGACGCCCGGCACCCCGTTCACCGTGTAGCCGAGCGCGTAGCCACTGGTGATGACGCCGATGTGGTTGTCGTTGCCGTCGGTGTAGCGGGCGTTGAAATAGTCAATGTTGTAGCCGAACCAGGCCGAGAACTGCGACTTTTGCGGGTGGTCGTCCGGCGTGATCGCGGCGCACTCGGCGATCGTGCGCAGGCTCCATGCCTGGCCGCGCACCTGATCGTTCTGGACCAAGGCCCTTTCGAACTGACGGTAGGACGGGTTGTCAACGTATGTGTTGAAGGCGCACCACATGTGCATGCCCTCTAGATAGAAGAAGTCGCCT